TATGCTAGTGAATTTATTATTTATCCATCAGATCAGGCTTCAAATGTAGCAGGAATGGAAACGAATATAAACGGTTATTATAATATCTATCCATAATGCTTTACCTAATCTTCCCCACCGAACAAGCCGCTAAAGACCGAACCTATGAAATCGCTAGAAATCTTGGCTGTCAGCAAGGCTCAACAGAATATTGGTTCGGATGGATCGTATCGTATACAAACGCACCTGAATCAGCACTGATGGTTCCCGAAGATGAGACAGACAAGCTGACTCCAACAGAAGTAACAGAACTCAAAGACCAAGCATACATGGAAGCCAACGGATGGTTTCCTCCAACACAGAATCCATGAACCCAATCCTCATCGACTACATACTGAACTGGCTCGCTCCTGCTGAGTACAAACTTGAACTCAAAGACCGACTTGAAAACCTTTGCTACTTTTCAGGTACTCCGATGTCTCCCGGACTGCATCAGTGGGTAACGGACAAGTTCGGACTGGAGATGACCAAAGTGATCGAGGACTATTCGACCTTCGCCTCACCGAAACTTTCACCAGAGCTTCTATCGGTAGTGGACCGAATCGTGCCGTCCAACTACCAAGGGTATGATGCGAACCTGGGACTGAAGCAGTTGTTCGATGTGAGTTGTTGTGATAACTTCAGGTATGCTATAATTGGAAGTTATCAAGGAACTGCATCTGATTTCACTGGATGGACGATAAATGGTGTTGATTTTGAAACTAACTATCAATCTGAATTCGCAAGTGCAGGATGTAATACCAATACGCCATATACAAACGATTCAGCCTTAGGAACTTCTTACGAGATAATCGTATGGTATTATGGAACAAACGACCCTGTATTCAATATACTAAATGATTTAGCTGATCCTGTTATTCTGAATTGGAAGAGTTTGTGTACTAAAACATGCTATGAAACAATAGTGCCTCAGACGGATACGGTTATACCCACCTTTGATGTAATGGGTCCTGAATTCGTTGTAGCTGTAGATCCAAGATTTACATTTACGACAACAAATCCAGATGTTTCAATTCCTGGTAATGTAGCCGCTATTCAAGCCTATTGCAGTTTATGGACCTGCGTGACACCGTCAAAGAGATGCACAAGCTGGTCATCAAGCATGAGAACCAACTTGACAACAACAAGGACGAAATCAACCGCCTACGAGACCGAGTCGATAAAACCCAAATATCCGAAAAACGATGAGAACACTTATCCCACTACTGCTTGTCTTCGCACTAGGATGCGAGGAACCAGAGGAAGTCAAACCGGTCAAGGTTAAACAGAAACAATCCAATGAACGCAGGGGTGGCAACGGCAACGGCAACGGCAATCAGAATACCAACCCGTGCGCCAACTATCCTGTATATCCCGTTGAAACCGTAACAGACAAGGACTTCAACATAACCGTCGATACCACCCTGTGCGGCGCGGTTATATTCAGATGGGACGCACAACCCGGATTCAATCCGGTAACGGACACCTGCTTTACCATAGCCAGATACTACTACATCAGTTTTGACAATATCGGTCATACCAACGGATGTGAAACAGGTGGGTCGGTCAGTTCTACCAACGCTTACTATTACACATTGGGATCAGGCTGTACCGTATGGCCCGGATACACCTACGACATATATGTAAGGTACATACAGCGGGATACCTTGCGACAAAAATCCATTTGGTATAACTCCAAGCCCGTAAGGTTCACCGCTGGAACCCGTGCGCCTTGGCTAAACAACTGCAACTGACATGAAAAACTGGTACGAATCAAAAACCATCTGGGCCGCAGCCGGCCTCACATTACTTGGTCTGATGCACTATTGGAAGACCGGTGACATTACCAAAGCCATAGAACTTATCCTGACAGCTATGGGTCTGGTCGGTATCCGAACCGGATGGCAGAAGATTTCATGAAGTTCAACAACATTCTCGCCCTTGTCGCCATCGTTGCGTTCGTGGGCATATACATAGATCTCAGGAGGACTGGAGTGCTGTTCGGTTCCGATACCGTAATATCGCAGGACACAGTCATTGTGAACCTACCGGCGCAGACATTCCAGCTTCCTCCTGGCCACATACACATGCGGAAAAACGAGGTCAAGTATTGTTTGGAGGTATTGCTACTTTTGGCAATGGCATTGGGGTTGCTCCTTCTATAGGTTACCGGAACAAAAAAGACAATGTCATATTCGGATCATACGATCCGTGGAACAAGACCATCCAAGGCGGTTACTACATACCACTCAAGAGGTAGTCAATCCTCAGGAGGACTGATCCAGTGCAGGAATGCAATGACTGTTCCGTAGAAGCCAATCACCAGTCCTACATACCACCATCTGCTGTAGCCAAGGATAATCATCGCCGTTGACAAAGCCAACAACAGGGCAAAGAAAATAAGGATATAAGGTTGTTTAATCATAGTATCGCGGTTATGAATGATTCAGACCATATGCCTGACAAACTACCAAAGGCAGCACCCAACGAATAGGATACCCGGTCCAAGGTTGAACCGAATACAATTTTTTTCACATTGAAAGACCATATGAAACTTATCATAAATGAAGCCAACAGGACTCCTATGTACATCCTATTGATAAGGAAACATAAGTTCAGTGATACAAAGAATACCTGAATATAACCTGTAAAAAACAGATGTAAAGAGTTCTTATTCCTCATAGTCAAAGTTCAATTGATATGTGGTTTCATTCTTTGGATTCATATCGTTCACACCGCAAAATCCATTGCATTCCATAAGAGGTTGAACCTTTCGTTCTGGCATGTCATCAATACACTTCAAGTCTGGATACGATGGATGTTTCTTGAGGAAGACAAGCTTGTTTCCTGTCTCTACAGCATGATTGCTCTGATCCTTTAGCATTGTCACAGGCTGTCCTTTGGCATCGGTAAGTTCATGTTCAAGCAACGCCATCCTATCGAACTTGTCCGGGAACTCCCGTCTCATCTTCTGCCAGTAACCTATCCCTCCTTGAATACATCCGGTCTTAAAGCAATTGTTGTTTTGGAACCCATACATGTACATTCTGGGTATTTCAATTCCGACATTTTTGACGTATTCGATACAATCGGTTTTGTCCATACCCATCATGATCAGCGGAAATACAGGTTTGGTCTTGGGATGATTAAGCTTCATGGACATGGCTCGATTGAACTCCTTCTTTTCAAACTCGAAACCGAATACCTGATAATCGTATTGGTTTTCCCTCTGCCACCTTTCCCTTACAACCCTCTTCAATTCATAACTGCATATCGCACCGGTTGCCACATTAAGAGAGTTGAACTTCCTCCATACGGATTCTATTGAATCGAACTTGCCGGTCTTTATGACTTGGATGGGTTTGCCATACCACTTCTCGCAATCAGACTTGAACCTATAGGTATCATCGTCCTCATTCATGGTATCCATCATGATGAACTCACAAGCATCGCCCCATAAGTCCTGCGCTATCTTACAAGCAACTGCCGAGGTTATGCCTCCACTCCACCAACAAATAACCCTCATACCGAGGTCGGCCTCCCCACCTCAGTCATTGTCTTGATTCGCTCCGATTCAACGAACTTGAGCCACTTATAAGCCCGGAAGAATAGTTTCAGTACCATTTCTAATGCGTTTAGACCACTCTTCAATGGTCTCGTTGTCTACAAATTCAATTGTGGAGAACTCCTCAATCTTCTCGTTGTTGTCCTCAAGCCACCTGTTGACCCTTCGCATCTCATCGAGACACTTCTTCTGCCACTTCAACTTTTGACCGGGAGACTTTCCCATCAGCAGTGGGTCGTTCATGGCCATCACAGCGGCATATTGGCTCTTGCGAAGCGATTCGGCTAGTTCCTTGTAGGTTATCTCCGTGGGAGACGGCTTCTTGCTTTTTGCTATTACAAACATCTTATCAGTGATATTATATGTCTTGGCGATTTGTTAAGTATCTGTGCCAATTGCAACATCTGGTCTATCCGCATCCTTTTTGGATTGGTAAGCAACCTGTACAATTGCATCCTTGTAATACCCATCTTCAGGGCAATCTCGTCTCTGGTCTGACCGCTTCGGGTCACCAGGTTATTCAATACGCTTGTTCTCATAGTGGGGCAAATATATACAAAACAATCAAATGTGTAACAAATTATGTGATATAAAAATAATCAACCTATAAATCAATATGTTACATTTTACCTTGCTGAAACATAACTTTATTAGTTACATTTGCCGACATGAGTATTGAAGACTACAACCGCAAGATCATGCAAGGTCGCATGGTCAAGGTGGAACGGAACGAAACGATCCGTGGAAGCATCAACCATATGTTGATAGCATCGTTGAAAGAGTATTGGGCGGAAAACGGATACCCTAGCGAAGAGGACTACATCAGACACACCAAACACATAAGGAAACATGAGAAAGCAAACTGCTAACATATTCGTACACGACCCTGACAAAAACTTCACCGTAGACATGCAGGCCGAGTTCATCATCCATGACGATGACCAAGTCAACCACCACGAAGCCGAACTGGTTTCCTATACCATCACCAACATGAAGGAACTCCGTGACGAAGACCTTTCGTTCATGGATATTGAATATGTATCAAACAATTATCAATTAGACAATGGAGAATAAACTCACACACTGGAGGGTCTACAAGAACCCGAACTACCTAGGGGCATATGTGCTACAACCGGGAGAAGAACTGATACTAACCATCAAATCCGCCGGAATGGAAACAATCGTGAACGCGGAAGGCAAGAAAGAAGATGAACTGGTCATCCACTTCAAAGAGGATTACAAGCCGATGATCGTCAACTCGACCAACGCAAAGACCATCAGCAAACTGCTCAAGACACCCTATGTGGAGCAATGGAACGGACACAAAATCCAAATCTACGCCCGTCGCATCCGTGCTTTCGGTGAAGAAGTCGATGCACTACGCATCCGGGACTTCCTACCCAAGGTCGAACAGATAGACCCGGCAAAAGCCATTGCATCCATCATGGCGTGTGTCTCGTTGGATGAACTAAAGAAAACATATTCTAGCCTGACCAAGGAAGAACAAGGACACCCCGATGTGGTAAAGGCAAAGGACAAAAGGAAAGGAGAGGTAAAGTAATGGCATTCGTATCATCACAATACTCCATCATCATCGAAGAGAAAATCTGCGAAGGAGATGCCGTATACATCATCGACCTTGACAAAATCGGCATCGTTGACGACCTGATATACCTTGAAGGTGGCATCGTAATGGTTGCCATCGAACTCGAAGACACATTCATATTGACACCGATAGACGACGAAAACCTGATAAACCTTGACTATGATCATACACGAAGTTGAGCAAGGCTCATACGAATGGCATCAGCTACGGCTGGGCAAGATAACATCCACACGACTGAAAAAAGTCCTTGCCAAAGACAATCTCTCCTTGGTTGACGAAATCATCGCGGAATCGGAAACGGGATTCGCCGACGAAGATGGTTTCGTCTCCGAGGAGATGCAACGAGGCATAGACCTTGAACCCGTAGCCATCAAAGAATACGAATCCCTTACCGGTACTACCGTGACCCGCTACGGCTTCCTCCAGTCAGACCGCCTACCCATCCTGTGCCAATCACCCGACGGCTATGTCGGAACGACAGGAGCAGTCGAGGTGAAATGCCCCAAGACCAAGACGCATATCAAGTACATCCGTCAAGGCAAAATACCAAACGACTATAAGGAACAGATATGGTGCTACTTCATGGTCAACCCTGCGTTGCAATGGCTCGACTTCATCAGTTATGATCCACGGCTTGCGAAGAAACCGATATGGGTGCTACGGGTCCATCGGGAGGATGTCCAAGATGATATAGACACAGCTTGGGCGGAACTGGAAAAGTTCAACGAGAAACTAATCAGTTACCAGGAGGAGTTGTTCTTCTGATAGGATGTCGGTTGGCGTAAACGAAAATGAATATCGTCTGAGGGTAACGCCCCAATTAACTTTGGGAGATGCGGGTTCGACTCCCGCACCGACAACTAATCATGCGGAGAATAATCATCGTATTCTACGCATAACTACGATATTGGCGCTACGCACCCTTTGGGGTATAATGAATGATGAATCATACAAAAACATACCCAAACGGGTACTAATAGTTAAGAAAATGGATAAAAAACAAACCGCAGTTGAATGGCTGATTGAGTCGTTACCACAAATTGATTGGGAACATCCTCACTATGGTCAATTAGTACAACACGCCAAGCAGATGGAGAAGGAGCAGATGATTGAAGCAGCAGAAAGATGGAAGGGGACAAACTTTGCCGAACAATACTACAACGAAACCACTCAATTAGGTATAGGTGCGGTTAGGGTGCGTTTTTATCTTTGTGATTATGATGAAGATATTTGGGCAATCTTACCCGCAAGAGTTAATGAAGGAGATGTTTTTTATATGGACTGTTTTGTTGGTGAACACGAAGAAAAAACACTAAAGCCACAAACATACGAAGATATGATTCAAGCTATATTGTATTGTTCTTCATCAATCTGGGGGCGAGATAAAAACGGTGTTTATCAGCAAGTTTTTTTAGTTGAAAGAGATTAAAGTCTTAATTGGCGCTACGCCCATATAGAGTATAATAAAAACAATAACTAAACAAAACCATGAAAACAACAACCCTGATTGCAATCGCCCTATTGGGTCTGGCATCGTGCCGTAAATGTGAAAACTGTACCACCAAAGTCACAACAGACGCTCCCGGTACAATCTATGACAACACCGCCACATCAACGGCAGAAGTATGCGGATCGGATGAAATCAGAGCAGCCGAAGGAACCGTCACATCAACCGCCACATCAGGATCGGTAACAGTTACAACAACATCGGTTACAACCTGCCAATGAACTTCCCATACGATGCCAAAGTAAAAGTAACCGCCATCCAATACAGGATGGAGGTATACCACGAAGGATTCGTATTCCTTGTATTCATAGGCGAATACAACCACAGTCCGTTGATCGAAAACATCCGTATCCTCACCGACAAGGACGAGTGGAGAAAACTCAAATATTCAGTCAAGCATCACATCACAAACCAGGTCGAACAAATCGCACACGAATGGATGATGGTCAACCTATGACCCTTCCGTTCATAACCTTGCGCTGAACGACATTGAATGTGCCGTCATTGTCAAGCAACTCCACAGTCGCAAACCCATGACCGTGGTTGTTGTATGGCATATAGTCCGGATGCAAATCGCACAACGCACCGTTGATCCAACACGCATGGATCTCGTCAACCAAATTCTTTTTTTCATAGTAAGCCTGTTGATGCCAGTGGCCACACATCACATTCACACCCGACTTGCGTAACACCTTTTCGGCTACATTCATACTGCCACCGATACGCAACTGGTGTCCGTGCATGATGTACAACTTTCCGTACTTCACTACCCTGTCCTCTGGCAACCATTGGATACACAATTGCTCAAGTCCAAGCACCTTCTCCAACTCATAATCACCCGACAACTGAGGCGCTTGTCTGACCAAATACTGTTTCACCCAGTTCTCATGGTTGCCCTCAAGATACAATATCGGAATCTTGGGGAACAACACCCTCAGACTGCTGAAAAACGCCCTAGCCACCTCCAACTCCTGACCCCATGTGTAACGCATAGGCTTCCTCTGACTGTGCCGCGTCAGATTGGAACAGTCAAGGACATCACCGTTCAATATCAACGCATCTATGTTCCGATCCTTCAAGTACGATGCCGTAGCCATCAGAGCGGTCCGGTCATGCAACGGCAAGTGTATATCACTCATCACACCAACTAACTTACCGATACCAGACGCATCGTACATAGCCGGATGGTCAGCCAAGCTCTCAGGTATCTCAAAGAACACCTTGTTCAAATCCAACACACCAAGTGGATCGTTGTCCAACGGCTCATGAACGAACACCCTCTGAGCCTCCTCGATGTTACCCATCATGCTCTGGGCAATACCATCCAAATCAGGAGCGAACCTTGGCTTCAACTTGCCAGACCTCGTATGTATGATGTATTTCTCAACGGTATATATCGAATGCTCCGTTTCAGGATGAACCTTCATAAACAACTCGGCAACATTCCAAGCCGTCAAATTGCTCAACGACCCATCGGCATCACCCTTGGTTACGAATTCGTAAATCCTATCCTTTATGCTTGGCAATCTCATCGGTTATGTGTTGTATCAGGTAAGAAATCATATACGCATAGCTCTCCTCACTGCTCTTGGTCAACGGTTGGTTCACATACCGGAAATGCTGGGCAACCACATGGAACACCTCGTGTGCCAAAGTACCCACCTTTGGAACCTCCGTAAACTGTATGACGAAATGACCGGGAAGCGAATCCTCCAGGTTATAAGTCATAGCCTCATCGTTCTGATGCACGGAAAAATAATCCTTCGGAAATGTATGCAGTTTCTTCCTGTTCCGATTCAGCTTCTTGCTGATCTCTTTAGGCTCAACCCCTATGAAAATGTGTAACTTAAAAGGTCTTTCAGGATGGTCGATGTAAACATACATATTACAAAAGTAACCTCACCATAGGGTCATATCCAAGGCTTCAGGGAAATTAACCATCAGCCAATCCCAACCATCACCCATCTGATTACCCCTGTTCCAATACGCATCGAAACGATACGCACTTGTCCACTTATAATACGATATACCCATCACCGGAAAAGCAGTCTGGTCATATACCCTGATCCGATAACCCGAATCCTTTAAATTGGTCATAACAGACCACTCCAAATCCCCATCCATCGTCTCGTTGAACGGACACCCATCAAAAGCCCTTACAACAGCCCTTGTCAGCACCAAACCACTACTCCTTGGATTAGACCCCTTGTTATCCACTAAAAGCCTCCCATACCTTCCGTAATGCAGATAATACTTGTTGCTCGGAGCGAACCCATCGTATGAACCCATGTTGGTACACGCATAATGCAGATACCCCTGACCGTACCAGTCCGAAACATTTCCCATCACATAAAAATCCGGATCGTACTTGTGCATGGCATACGACCATCCCACATTGTACTTCATCCCCAAAGGTCGGTTCGGATGATACACCCAATCCCCGCCCATACTCCTGACCAAATCCTCAGCCTCCGAATCCGACCCGACACATACCACCTTGCAACCTATCGCCAACAACCTGTCCATAGTCCAAGCCAAAAGGCTCAAACGACCATGAACAGGTATGATGACACATAGATTCATGGGATCAAATGTAACTATTCACGTTGTAATAACCTATAGACCGATCCGTTACTCCACCTACCCTTTCCAGATGGAGTGCCAAATCCACCCTCGTTAAGCCTCTGAACAATCACACGAATCTTCGCTCCGTTCTGATGCAACTCACGGGCGTAGTTAATTGCCCTTACATTGTCAGGATTCTTTTTACTATCACGAATCCGCACTTCATTAGCCAACATCCGATACTCCTCAAGCCAAGGCTTTCTGCCTCCATTGGGATTCGATACGCCAAGCATCTTACCCCTCTCCTTGGCACTCTTGAGCGCACCCTTGGTTCGTATGCTTATCAACTCCCTCTCCCTCTCGGCAAAGGCAAAGAACAATGTCAACATGAACTTGTCAGGCTCTCCGGGAAGGTCGCAGAACCTGATCCTCCCCTTGAGCCTATCAAGTATGTCCAACCCATCCTTCGTGCTTCGTGTCAACCTATCAACCTTAGCCACCACCAAGACCATATCGTGCTTGAGACAATACTCAATAGCCTCGGCTAATATCGGTCTATCTTGGATGTTCTTGCCCGACCTCACCTCCACAAACTCCCTATGGATGTCGGGATAAAAGTGCTTGACTATATCCCTCTGAGCCTGTAACCCCAGTCCCGAATCCCCTTGCCTTTTCGTACTTACCCTTGCGTAGAGACAATACATATCAAATCCTTTTTAGTTCCACTAGCACGAATCAACCTGATACGATACACCTTGCCATCAACCGATGTAAATTCAATAGTCCCTTGATGGTTCTGCCGTTTAATCTTGTCCGTTACCCAAGTTCTTGTTCTTCCAATAATACGGGCGAAATCCGCCCGTGTGCATATTACATTATTCTCCATAGACTGCCAAATTTATAATTTTAGTTTCAATTAACACTCCAGACTTATATCCATATCTCACCATGTGGATGCACCATCGCATCAACCTCGTAGTCGGTACATTACCAATAGCCTTCTGATACTCCTCATAAGTCACCTTCCTTGTGAACGGCATACATACCTCCTCACTACTGCCTTGAGCAGTTTCCTTTCGTATGTCGGATGCTCATTAGCCACCATGTCAACGGCATGGTACTGGGAGTAAGCCAGTACCGAGCCGATGCGCCTGCCATCGTAGTAAATGTCATAGGTCTCCATGACACACCTCCTTCCGTATCAAGTCGGCAACCACACTTGTCACACCCGGTGAATGACCACCGATGTGCCATTCAATAGTCTCGTCCAAGTCCAGTACACGGTACTCCTTCCAATCGTATACCGTGAACACATCACCATCCATGGTCTGCATACACCACTCAAAGTTGGTCTTGTCAGCACCATCATTGGTCGCACACGATGGTTCACCGAGGATGTCAGTCAGTTCCCTAACCGATGCCTTCACAACCGCTCCGTGCCAACTCGTACCGATGGCTTGGCTACCTTGTATCTGCTCGAATCCGATTCGGATTGGTTGGGTATGGATGGTATTGGAGAACATATTGTCCCCAACCAAATACACGCAGACCTTATTGTAATCCTCGCAGTAGTGGTAGTCGAACCTACCATCCGACTCCCAGCAATCCGGTTCTTGTGGGTTCATTTCGTACACGATCCACTCACCTTGGTATCCGAATTCAATTGTCATTGGTCACCCCCTTTCTCTTGTAATCGTCCGAAGCATACGCCTCAATTACATAATGAATTGTCTCCATTACATGACTATTTGTCAATGCCCCGTTCAGCACCTCTTGTGCCTCTTGTTCGTTGCACTCAAACCTATCCATCACATCATCAATATGCCATAGGTTGTCCACATAATACCCTGCATCTCGCAGTAATTGTTTTGCTTGTTCAGTTGTCATAGTTTCCCATGCGTATGGAGTCGCACCCCTCGGTCTTAGTTGTTAGTTGTTATTTTAATATCTTGATACGGATTTCTTTCGTTATTTGGGAATTCTTAAACAAATCTTCCACCGAATCGTAACTTTTACCTGAGTATTCATATCGTAATCCTATCGGTTTGTTGTAACCACATCCGTGTGATTGCCGAACATAATCACCATATACAATCTTCACATCAAACGATACATAGTTTTCGTGGTGACCACATCTGCCACTTTTCCTTTGAATTATCACGGAAGGGCATTCATACTTACCATTGCTCTTTCCGAATCTCTCAACACAAGCCATAGGTAGGTCTTGTTGCAATAATTCAGCAACACGCAAAGCCTCATCCATAGCCAATTGATACCAATGGTGGTTTATAGCATCAGTCTCTTCTTTGTTTCTTTTAATCTCATCATTAATTGACATGAGTCCACTCGCATCCACCAAATTAAAACTTCCACTCGTTGCTGATAAACCATTAATCCTACTGAACTCCGATGTAATTGCATCTATGATGCATTGTTGATTCTCCGTTAATGTTTTCATTTTGCTTATGCGTACCGACTCGCCAGTCTGCTTAGTTATTGTTATATTTTTCCCACTCATTACATCCATAGGCACTCAACACAACCGCCGTGAACATACACACAATGTGTCCAACGAATCCGATGTTGCCGATGAAGACCATAACCACCAACACGATGGCTATGGTCAAACTGATTACCGATCGTATCATTGGTTGCCTCCCTTCACATCATAGCACCACAACTTCGTGTGCAGATCCACCACATAGCATATCCGGTCAAAGAGCTGCCTATGGTAATCGGTAATGGTCTTGTACTCCGTAATCGGATTGTTGTAGATGAACTCCTCCCACATCGGACGGAACAACGAGTCCTCGTTGCCGTTCCAATCCTCGAAATCAGTTCCGTGGTGGTAGTCCACCACCAATCTTCTCTTGTAATCATCCCATCGGATGTAGATACTCTGGTCGTAACCATCTCGCTCTATACGGATGCAGTCGTGTCCACTATCGTATACACTCGGATCATACGACTCTTGCATCAACTCAATCACATTCACCAAGCCACGCAAATAGTCATCGTAGGAAACCGTGAAACAACCATCGTTGTAATCACTCCATAACTCATCAGCCGTAGGAGTTGAGAATCCGAATGCAATGGCTTTGCTCTTGAACCTGACCGAGTCATCCTTGTCCTCGGTCAAAGGCAAATCATACCGAGGGTAATCAACTCCATAACGAGCCGTGAAATTGTCAAGCACATCCTTGGGCAGATGAATCGTTACATCGTTACGCTGATCCATCAACGCTTTCAGTACATTCAAGTCGAACGAATCGTACTCGTTCAACGGTTCAGCCGATGGCTTAAGTGTTCGCTCAATGGCTTTGATAATTAAGGCTTGTTGCCCCTTTGGAAGTTGTTGTTTCATTTTGTTTGGTTTTGGATTGTTTGGATTATTGTGCGTTGTATCTGAAACCTTTTATTTCAGAAATATTGAAATCTACCTTTTGCAGTTTGCCATCTATTTCCACAAGGCAAGTTATTCGGTCATTCATCATTTCAGTTACTTGAAACCAGAGACCATTCAAGTTACGATAGTTTGATTTGGTTTGGATTTGTGCGGAAATTAAAGTTGTTTGTCTTTCGTTTAACATGGTTTTAGTTTTAGTTGTAGATTAATGATTGTATGAATTCTTGATTGATTGTTTCAACGGCACTCCGTAAGGATTCCGAATCGTTGGAACTGATGGCATCCTCCAACCCATCCAACAAGTCAGCGACATCGGATGTGTCTGCCAGATCGGTAAGTCCGAATCCGGATAGCATCATCACCCTCTGATTGGCTACGGCAAACGCAGTCTTACGGGCATTGCCACACTCGGAGTAGTGCTTCCATATCTTCGGAAAGTCTTGGCTTATCTTATCCATTGGTCACCTCCTTTCTCTTTAAACCCAAATCAGTCGCATAGTTTTCAATAGCATCAAACGTATTGTCCTCATAATACCGTTCGATTTTCAATGCTCCATCCAAAACCTCTTTTGCTTCCTCTTTGGTGCATTCGTACTTGTCCATCACATCGCTGACGTGCCATAGGTTGTCAACGTAATACCCTGCTTCACGCAGTACTTGTTTTGCTTGTTCAGTTGTTGATACCTTACCCATTGGTCACCTCCCCTCCTCCGATATAGGCATGGTCACTCGTAGCCAAATAGTCAAAGTCTTCCTTGGTGATTTCGCAAGATGCCGTGTAGCCATCGTGACACTCCAACACATCGTGGATGGTCATCGTGCTTGGATCGTAAGCCAAGAGGTGGAAACCCTCGCAGTCCCCATCGTGGATTCTCTTCAGATACTTTTCAGTCCCGTACGAGTAGTAGTGGGACGCATTCTCATTGAATAGCAAATAGGTTTTCATTTTTTTCGTGCGTTGGAGACGCACCCCTCGGTCTTATGTTGTTATATAATTACCAAGAATTTAAGTTTCTTTTACGATGCTCATTCAGAGCGAATGCCTCACGGCACATCTGCTCCAATTCGGCACACTTGAATTCACCCCAAGGTGAGAATGCTTTGTATGTCCCTAAACGACCACCATAGGTGCAAACATTTACAAGTTCCTTCAGTTGCTCCCGTTCCTCATCGGATTCAGTAACCGAATAGATGCCTATTGTAGACAATTGCCCATACTTGTCAGTAGTAGATGTTCGGTAATAGTTTGCAATTTTTTCTTTTAACTTTTCCATGTTGTCTGATTGGTTAGCCTATACACCATAAGGTTCTAGTTTGGTTGATACGCTCCTTAGAGCGTTTCGACTACTGAAGTCTAGTCAGTCAACCTTTGTTTAAACACAACGAAACACATAGCCACTCTGATAGGTGTAATCACCCATGAACAAGTCCCTAGTAAAAGCATCATAATCGAAGTAGTAACGGAGCGAACCCATCGCCTTGAGGACATCGGAGTAGCAATCCTCCATGATGTTCTCAGCGAATGCCTGCTCACTGTCCCACTCACCCATGTAGGCATCCTCAAAAGCTCTCACATCGGCACTACCATAGTAACCCACAAACACCTCGAAGGCTTCGGCATCACTCACACGCTCCAACATCTCACGGTACTCGTATAGTTCCTTTACATCCATGCACTCATCGGCAAGTCTCTCAGGGATGCCCTCCCAATCTTGAAACATTAACTCAGGGTCTTCCTCGTCAGAGTGTAACTGGTAACAAGCTTGATAAAACTCCTCAGCACTTGAATAATCGTCAAGGTCTAGCCATGCACCTTCAATGCTTCCACAATTGTACTTGTAAAAAGTTCCTACATAGATTTTCATGATTTTAAGCGTACAAGCTCGCCAGCGTTCTAGTTGTTTAACGGGGTCAAAGATATATGCACCTATTAACAAAAGTCAATAGGTAACGCAAAGTTCCTCGAAAGATACAAGAGTCTATACGGACAATATTAGATTAGTCCAAGTCGAGGCTATCCCAAATGGATTCGATGTCGGGGTGTATCATCAGCCAAGTTGGGACACGAAGGGCTAAAGCCATAGTGGTTATGTATTGCAATTGCACCGAAAATCTACGATTGCCTCGCACTATACCATCTCGGCTTGTCTTAATGCCTACACTATGCAAGTCCCTACACAATTGGGCAACATTAGAACCTCGCTTGTGTGCAATGTACTTGATGTTGTATCGGAGTCGCTCCATATCCAAAGCCAATTGAAGGAAAACAACCTCTCGCATATTGCTACAAAGTGGGAAGGGCTTTCCTTTGGTGAATCTTGGAACTGCATTGGGTTTTCGGATGAATCTTGCCCTTTGCCTATGCTCACTTTTGCCCCCCAATTTTTCAATTGGTGCATTAACTGGTCTAGCCTCGTTCATAATTTACTGAATGCCAAACGGTTTTACCATTGTTCCAACTCTCTAACCACCGATAGTGAAATGGAACAAGCAAATATAACTTCATGATACATAACTTTTTGCATTGGATTTTCGCTTTCGGTTTGGGTTAGATTTGATTTTGTCAAAGATACGCAAATACGCGCACATATACGCGCGTGTGTGTGTGCGTGATCGCGCGCGTACCCGGGGGGGTGTGCCTGGGCGCGCGTGTGCGTACCCGTGTGTGGTATGTGTCTCCACCTGTCCCCGGCAGAAAAAAAATTTTGTGGTAACGTGGTAAGGTGTGGTAAGTAGAAAATGTTACATACTTACCACGCCAAACGCATTGATATGTAATACATTATATACTTTGTGGTAAGGTGGTAAGTAAAATTCATTAATTAGTATATATATATATATAAAATACGCATATATACATATATAGTTGATAATCAATAATAGTTGGATTTATTGAAAAAAAAATATTTTGTTCCGGGTAATTTATAGGAAAGTACTTACCACATTACCACAAATTGGATTTTTAGAACGGAGGTGATTGATTATCAGGCTGAAAAGTGTGGTAAGTGGTCTTACCACATCTTACCACATTATAGCACTTGACCATGGCTGGTCCTTTCCGTTTTGTTTTGGGATCGCCGAATAGTTTACGGAGTTCGATACCGAACTTGGCCATATGTCGTATTTGTTGTTTGGTATTGATTTCTATTTCATTTTTTATTTCGGTGGCGGTGAGCCAGTCGATGTGTCCTGATCCGTCGGGGGGGTAGAAGAATTGGAGGATAAGTTCTCGTTCGTAGCAGATGGAGGTGAAGTCATCGGACACGTCTCCGAGTTGATTGACCTCGTCGGTGGACAGGAGCCATGTTTCGCCTGATGCGTATGCGTGGTAAGCTTCCATGAAGAGTTCCACTCGGTCAATGGCATTGATACGATTGAAGTCTATCGATTCCACTTTTATTGGAAGGATACGGGTATTGCCGGTCGGGTCGGATATGACTTCGTTAGGGTTGGAAGTACCGCACAGGACGGCTAGGCGTTTGTAGTCCATGTTGTCCCGACGGTATGGTGCGCGAAGGGAGAAGGTGTCTTTGGAGGTAAGTTCTTTGAGGCGTTTCTCGTCCTGTTTGGATTTGCCACCCATTTCGTCGTCCATGACAATGAGTTTCTGGCACATGAGCAGTTCATCGTCTTTGCCTCGGTCGAGTTTGGATTCTGCGTAGTACGACCGAAGGGAGTTAGGCAGTAGCCGACGAAAGAACTCTGTTTTGCCGTTGTATTGGGGGCCGGTGAAAACGAGCATGGACCGCACGGGGTATCCGTCTATGGCGGCGTGTATGCCGATGAGCCACTTGCGTATCCAGTTGGCTGCGTGTGGGGTATTGGTACGAACGCAGGAGATGAGGGTATCGATGACACCGGTTGGTTGTACCGATTGGTGTTTGGCGATGAACTCCTTGATGGGGTGGTAGGTGGGGGTTTGGTTGGAGAACAGTATGGTCTGGACCAGGTCCTTGGTGACGTTGGGTGTGTTGAACACGGCTCTGGCGTTGAGGTAGATGTCGTTGATGTCTTCTTCGAGGAGGGCTTCGCCGGAGCGGGATTTCTCGAGTTTGTGGGTTACGGCGTTTCGTTTGACCGGGTACTTGGTCTTGATGAACATGATAAGGCCTTCGATCAGGTGTTCGGGGTCTGAGGCGAGGGTGGCCAGGGTCACATCGGGTCGGGACTGTACGCTCCGTGCGATGGATTCGGCTTGTGTGGTTGACAGGTCGCCTCTGCTGGACAGTACGGATGCCACGTCTTCGCCCGATGCCTTGGCTGTTGCGGCCAGGGTTATGAGATCTCGGTTGGTCTTGGGCAGTGTCACGCCTGCCTGTTTGAGCATGTGGTAGAAGGTTCCGATGGTGACACGGCGTCCGGTGGTGTCACGGCGCAGTGCGATGGAGTACTGTCGGTCGGCCTGCTCGGTGGAGTACTTGGCACTCATGGAGCAGAGCGAGTGGAAGTGTGAACGGCCTGACTCGCCCAGTTCGTCGGCCAGGGCGAAGGAGAGGTTGAGGTAGTCTTCGTAGGATTCGGCGATGCTGACTCCGGATGCTACGGCGTCGGATACGAGTTGGCTGATTTGGTCACCGGTGTATACGATGGGTAGGGACTTGGGTACTACTACACGGCGTGCCTTGGTCTTGGCTGTTCGGCTGGACTCGTTGACGACCAGGTCCGGGTCATACGATACGAACCGAAGTGATACGATGTTGCGTGGTTTGGAGTCGATGACTACGCCGTAGGTGTCGAAGTAGTATTGTTGGAGCCAGTCGAAGGATTCGTTGTGTTTGTCGGGTTTGACTTTGACCATGATGGCCACGCCTTGGCGGCTGACCGAGTCGAACAGGGCGTAGGTGTACGGGTCCAGTGCCAGTGCGGTTCGGTTGCATTCGGTGTCGATGTCGATGCAGATGAATCCTGAGTGTTTGACCAGGGACGATTGGTTGCGTTTGGTGAACACGCCGCTGACGGTCACGCACGGTACGGATCGTTTGGCGGTGTCGCGGGAGTCCTTGTCCTCACAAGAGCGGACGGCTTCGACTTGTTCGGCCCATTTGCCGTTGCGTATGCCATCGAGCAGTTCGCTGATGGCGAGCATGGCTGATGGTTCGGTTGCGTATGCGTTTGGGAACAGGGATATTTGGCTCATGGTGTGTGTCCCTGCGAGACCGACCTGGCCGACATGGATGGGAAGGCTCGTTGGGGAAGGCGAATATAATGTAACGCTACGAGTTACGAACCAATGTTGAAAACTTTCCTATGAGTACTTAAAAATAATTTCATTGTATTTTTGAAGGAAATCCTCAAAAGAGTTTATATGGATAAAACTAACATTATCCATATTGTTTGATCCGTTATCGATAACCCAGTAAATTTCTATTGGTATATCTATTCCAGTAATCCTTACATTGATATTTGATACAACTTTATTACTATTTGAATTCCAGGCCGTGTGGCCATTATCAATAAGGTGTTTTATTATCGATGATTTTAGATTTTGCATCAATTATAACTCTATTTACTATTATTTTTTTCTTTCTTGCAATGTAATAACATTTAATACACCTAGTACTATTTTTATATATAATAGAATCGCAATCAATACATTTTTTAAATATAAATTCTCTAGTTTTTTTTCTAATATTTTTAAAATCTAATCCATGTACTTTACCATGGCAATTTATACATAATGTAATACCATTATCTATGTCAAATCTTTTTTCAATAGATACTGACCATGGTATTATATGATGAGCTTCAAGATTAATATTCGAGTTGCAATGTTTGCAATTATAATTATCCCTTTTTAATACAGCATTCCTCCATTTGTATATTTCCCTTGAATATTTTGATCTTTTATTTGTATTGTATTTTCCTCCTTTCCAAAAATTAGACTTTTCCCCTTTTAATCTTTCAGATTGGGCGTCATTTTGACATTTTGATGAGCAGTATTTATTTCTATATCTTTTTTTTTCACCATTTAATTGCCATTGGTTTCCACATCTTTTACAGTTTTTATATCTGGGTTTTATATTGTGTTTTTTGCCTATCCTTTGATTAGATTTGTTTTTGTTTTGGCATTCTTTTGAACAAGTAAATACTCTGTTTTCTTTTGATTTTTGTATATCAAAAGAGGCATTACATACCTTACAGTTTTTTATAATTCTGTTTTTTTTATTAAACATTTAAAATACCCCCCAATCAAACAAAGGCTACCCAGTGTCCGCTTATGCGAAAAATGGCAATGTTTGAAATAGGGGGATTTAAATATCATAGTAACTGAGTAGCATTACAAAAATATATTATGATTCAATAAATTGCATATATTTTTCATAAAAATCATCGAATGTTTTCACAATCCAATATTGCGCTCCTGCTCGTTCAACCTTTTCCTTGAATTCATGTTGAGCTGTTGACATTCGATCTTTTCCAATCTTTATTTCAATCCAAACCGCATGGGCTATACCGTTTTTATTGATGTTAGCCGATATGTCTGCAATACCTTTTGCTTGGGTTGATGGGCGGTAATATCCACCATTGACATGAGCTTTTTCTTTAACCCAAAGTCCAGTATTGTTTATGCGTGATGCAAAGTGTCCAGAGAAATTCAGAAAGTCGCATATTGCTGATGTACAGCCATTTGCAGTTGTTGTTTTATATTTTTTCACAGGCCTGTATGAATCTGGGAATTCTGGGTATTTACGTTTATTTTCCTCAATGGCAAGTGCTTTGAGCCTGTCGAGTGGCTTCATATATATGAGTGCGTAAGGTTCGTACAAAAATAAAAAAATCTTCCAATAAATTTGGAGTATCGAAAATTTGTTTATCTTCGCATCATGGTACTGATAAACCTCACGGACGACCAGTCGATAGAGTTGAAGCATATCGAGAACCTGGGTCTTATTGCGTTGACTACGACCCAGTGGGGGAATGAAAGCACAACGGTGTATCTGACCAAGGAGGAGGTGGTTTATGTTGCCGAGTTCATGTTGAATTATATTGATTCGGTATCATGAGGAAGGAGTTGCGAATATTGATACCGGTGACAATGCACGAAATGATTCGCATATTGGCACGAAGGAATAAAAGGACTATTACCAAGGAAGTGGAATTACTAATCGAAAATCATATAAGAAATGGAAATCAAAGGAAGAGTGAAGACAATCCTGCCTATTGAGCAGGGGGAGAGTAAGAACGGAAAAGGATGGAAGCGTCGTGACTTCATTGTGGAGTTCAAGGATGGCAGTTACGACAAGCTTGCGGCGTTCACGGCCCGTACTGATGCGGCGCTTGAGCGTGTAGGGAACTTGGCTGAAGGGGCTGAGGTGAACGTGGCTTTCAATGTGGAGAGCCGTGAGTACAACGGAAAGTATTATACGAACCTGAACGCTTGGAAGATTGAGTTGCTTCAGTCTGCACCGGCTACCGACTTGCCGTTCTGATGAGAAACAAGTTGGCTGGAAAGTTCAAGGGTAAGAGCAAATCGGCTCGTTACTTCGCATTGAATCCTGATTCGAGGGAGAAGAAGAACGAGTACAACAAGGAATACCACAGTACCGAGGAGAGAAGGAGGTATCGGTCCCGGCTCAACAGGGCGAATCGTACCTCCGGCTCCAAGGTCGGTGACGGCAAGGATGTGAGCCACACCAAGGATGGTGGAACCACGCTTGAGAAGGCCAGCTCGAACAGGGCTAGGAATGGAAGAGGTAACAAGCCAAGACTTAAATAGGTATTACATCGAGGGGATTGACCACATGTTGACTGCCAGGGTATGCAAGATGTTGAAGCATAAATGGCAGAACCTGAACGACTGTAGTGTGGACATGCCCAGGATGATACAGTACTACGGCTCTGATCGGGAGACGTTGATTAAGATAATAAAATGGTATGAATCGAACCTGCTTGTTACTACCTTTACCATTAATGGTTGAGTTGGTGATATTCAGGGTCAAGGACTTCTACTGCGGTTATGTCAGGGGCAAGGTTTATTTGTGTGCTTTTGGCGAAACTGTTGAGGATGTGACGGAGGAGTTGTTGCATAATATAGAGGTATACGAGTTCATACAGATGGAACTTGCTTTGAATGACTTATTGAACGAACTACAAATATCAAGACCCAATGAACCTGACGAATCAACAACTACTTAACTGCTACGAGCAGCTTATCGACATGAAGCGCAACGGCTCCATTGTTGCGTATTTATTGAAGGGCAAGATTGCCCAGTGGGAGAAGGACAACATGGTCCGTATCAACTCCATTCTTGAGAAGATGAAGGAGATTGACATGGAGTATTGGCAGCATACGGCCATTGATGGTCGTGTGGAGTACAAGATGGTTGACGGAGAGGATGGCAAGCGCGAACCTGTATTGATTGAGGGTAAGACCCGTGAGGAGTTCGAGGCTAAATATAAGGAGTTGCTGTCCACCGAGACAACTATGATACTATGATTATAACCGTTACGGGACTTCCAAGGAGTGGTACGGCATTCGTGTCGATGCTGCTGAACATGCACCCTAGTTGTGTGGCTTATCATGAATTGGCTGCATACGACAGGAATTGGAGGGAGACTATTGTGGACAGTTATTGGGATATCGTGGCTGACTGCAACACATATGGGTTCATGCCTGAGGCTTGGATTCGTTCGGAGCGCAGGATTATGATTGACAGTGATGTTGTCCAGAGCCATGTTAGTTCGGAGATAGCTTGCCGTAAGTTGATTGATCCGGATTTGATGCCTGCTTTGCGAATCATGCTGGAGGACTGGCGAGACCGGTACGATCCGATGGTGATACACCGTAACGAGGTGTTTACTTTCGATGGGTGTGTGGCGATATGGGAGTATTGTTTTGGGAAGCCTGTTCCGTATATGAAGATAGAGCAGTTGATAAAGTTGAATGTACAACATAAGGATCCGCACATCAAGTTCGGACCGGAAGTGGAGTTTATATTATGAGGTTGACGGAAGAACAACACAGCCACCTCGAGGGGTTGGCCAAGGATGATAAGAACATCAAGGTTCTATTGGATTGGTACGATTCGGTGGTGAACAATAGTGCTTATGAAAGTTATGTTGCCAGGAAGGTGACGCTTGACCATTGGAACGCGGATTTGATTAATTTCAAGCCGTCGTTGTTCAGCAAGGATGATGATGACGAGGAGAAGGCGAAGGCCAGGGACAAGGAGGTTGACAGGGTGTTGAAGTATTTGGAGAAGCAGACTGATTTGTACGAGCAGACTGAAGGGCTGTTGACCAAGCTGACCGGAGATGAGCAGGAGGCGTTGAACAAGGATACCAGGTTAAGGCAGAGTACGGACAGGGCGTTCAGGGCAAAAACGAGTTGAGATGGAACACAGTTATGATTTGAAGATATACAACGGACGGGTCAAGGTTTATGTGGATGGATATGTGATGTTCACGTTCAACCAGATTGACTTCAAGGGTTATTATTCGTACAAGGATGATACGGATCTGTATGGTATTGATGTGTATTTGATGAATGAGAAGGGTGGTGCTACCACGATGGAGGTATACTTCAAGACCAAGCACAATTGGTTGAATATATTGGCACTGTTGGATAAGCACCTATGATGAAGCAGACGGCTGTTGAATGGATGATAGAGCAGTTGGACAATCCCACTAGGGAGACTTCGTGGCCGAAGGTGAAGGAGAATGCGTTGAAGATGGAGCAGAGGCAGATGATGGAGGCTTATGTGAAGGGATTGAGATGTATTACATACGATGATTACAATGATATGAACCATAAAACTAAAACAAAATGATTTACAAGATTTCGACAGTGGCGTTGGGGCTTGGTTGCATTTTCCTTGGTACACGCATGAAGGTGGTACAGGAGAAGGTTGACCAGGTTGACCAGGCCGTAACCGAGCAGAGTGAGTCGGTGGTTTTGCTGACTGACCGCAACGAGAAGCTCAATGCGATGAACACGTATCTCCTTGAGGAGAATGCGAGGTTAATCAACCAAGTGAACGAATTGAAATTTATTAATGACAAAAAACCCTTAATCATCTACAAAAATGAAAAGACTACTCCTATCAATGACAGTGCTTCTGAGTTGTACAATGAGTTACTCTCAAAGCGTTACGGAACAGGTGAATGATACATTGGTTTACACGCCGGCCTATCTTATGGAGGCTTTGATGAGCGACTTGAACCAATGCGATTTGGATCGTATGGAATTGAAGAAGGCCAAGGCGGAGTTGGCGTTGATATACATTGACCTTGCCAAGCACAGCAATACGATATCCTCGTTGAAAACCGATTTGAAGTCCCTTCGTTCGGAGCGTGATACGCTTGAGGCGCAGAACATGCAGATGGCCATTGACAACACGAAGGCTATGAAGCGTGTGAAGAAGAGCCGCAACGGGTGGTTTGTCACGGCTGTGATGGCTACGCTTGGTATGGTAGGCATTCATTACAATTGGAAGGAAAGTTGGGTTGATGTAAGATGAGATACTTATCCGTTTGCAGTGGCATCGAAGCCGCCAGTGTCGCTTGGCACGATATGGGATGGCAACCCGTTGCCTTCTCCGAGATAGAACCGTTTCCCAGTGCGGTTCTGAAACACAGGTTCCCACATGTCCCGAACTGGGGGGATATGACTAAATATGAGTCTTGGCCCGATACGGAGGTGAACCTATTGGTAGGTGGTACACCGTGTCAGTCTTTCTCGGTAGCGGGATTGAGGCAGGGTTTGAAAGACCCAAGGGGAAATCTTATGCTGACTTTTCTGGGAATGTACCAGGTGTTTTATCGTCCAATGGTGGTAAGGATTTTGAATCTTTCCTTGACGGCTTGGAAGAAATAGGCTATGTTTGTGATGTTGAAATTTTGGATGCACAAAATTTCGGAGTCGCACAAAGAAGAAAAAGGGTATTCGTATGCGCCCAAAGCGTAGAAACTATATTGAGTCAGAAGACGATTTTATCCGCGCTAACTATCGCACAATGTTTAGCCGAGATATTGCACGTCATCTTGGTAGAAACTTTAAAAGTATACGGAAGAGAGCCGCTAAAATCGGAGTCAGTCAGCCAATCAAGAGATGGAGTGGAGAGGAGGATGAGGTTATTCGGTCTGCTTACGGAAAACTGCAACTACAGGAATTGGCAACAGCTCTTGGTAGATGTCTTTCAGAAGTTTCCACCAGAGTCAAGAAATTGGGATTTGCCAAGTGGGGGAAAGAGCGAAAAGGAACTCACGCTGGAAGACCTATTGTTGGGTTTGAATCAGGACGGCCAGTCTACACTCACAGAAGGATCGTTGAACAAAGCATTGGACGACCTTTACGATCTGATGAGATTGTACACCACATCGACTTTGACAAGGGAAATAATGGAATCGAGAATCTGTATGTTTTTCCAGATAGGGGAAGCCATAGGTCGGCTCATATGTCGTTTGAGCGGATTGTCCCCAAACTCGTCAAGCACAATATTGTCTTTTTTAACACTTCAAACGGAACTTACGAATTATGCGAGAAAAACAAGTGGAAAATTATTTAGCGAAATGGACGGGTTTTTCCCGTATGATGATTTCATCAAACAAGCCGAACGTACGACGTCTGTTATCGGAAACTTTGGAAACAGGGGAAGTGCCGCAAAGGTTTTATTTGAGTCAGAAAGCGTGTCAAGGCATCCTGCGCCGAGCCGAGAAAAGAGGCAAGCAGCTGCCGGATCAACTGAGGATGGCGTTGGAGTCGGTAGCCAATGGATGAGTCCTAACGGAGCCGACACTGTTGGCACGTTGAGGGCTAGGGACTATAAGGGTCCTAGCACGGATTCCATCCATGAGGGTAGGGGACTTGCGATATCGGCTTGGTGGAACGGAGACCAGACGGAATCGACCGTGACTACTAGGAGTGGTGGCCAGTACATGCCTGACAAGGATAACTTTGGAGCTGTGTTGACACCTACGGTGATTGACCGGGCGGCGTTCAACCAGGGTGAGAATGCCCAATACGACATCAAGATTGAAGAGTCGCAGGTCATGCCATCGTTGGTGGCTAGGGGGCCGCATGCTGTTACGGTCATTGACCGCTCTGCCATGAATGCGGGATTTGATTTCGACCGGGACCCTGGTATAGAGCAGTCTGATACGACACCGACGCTCATCAAGAGTGGACCACATGGTGTGGCGATACCGATAGCCATTCAGGATGTGACTACGCGCGACAAGGCTCAGAATGGCAAGGGGTGGAATGATGATGGAACAGCATATACTATAGATACCCATGCTACGCAAGGGGTCGCCCAACCCATCTCCATCCAAGGCAATTTGGTTGGAAGGGACAGTGGTGGTCCGCAAGGCATGGGTGCGTCTGTCGATGGTACGATGTATACCTTGACCAAGTCGGATGTGCATGCCGTTGCCCATGCCTTCAAGATCCGTGGAGGTTCTCCTACCGAGACTGGCGAGTATGGAGGCACACCTGGCAAGGCTGCCAGAAAAGGATACCTCGGTTCCGATGAGTTGGCTTTCACCATTGCCGCCTCTCAAGACCAGCAGATAGCGTATCGAAAGGTTCGCAGGGCGAAGAGTGCGGATGATTTCGAGACATGGAAGCGTGACGAGGTGATTAATACATTGAACTGTTTCGACCAGGGTGATGTGAGGGCCGTCAATGTGGTTCTGACTTCGTTCGGTTTCCTACCTACCCAGGGCAGCAAAGCACACGGATTGGGTATTGAGCAGGAACTGAGTCCTACCTTGAGGAGTGGTTGTGATGCATATGGGGTGTATCAGGAGCCTGTGGCCGTGGATGTGTATAATCAAAAAACAACTGGGAATGTCATGGGTATTGTTAGGGAACAACATGGCACGAATACCAATGCGGTATTGATTCCACCTATGGCCGTGGATGTGTATAATCAAGCGATTGATGGGCAAGTTGCGGCTACTATTACCGAAGCGGTAGGTGGAACAAATACAAGTGGAGCCAAGGTGATGATGCCTAATATCAGTCCGACCATAACCCAATGCAAGGGAAGTAGGGGAGGTTCATCTATGGAAGCCATTGATGAGATAAAGGCGATATATGCCCAACAGCCTATGGCCATCCGCAGACTTACCCCATTGGAATGTGAAAGACTCCAAGGGTTCCCTGATAATTGGACGCTGATTCCTTGGAAGAACAAGCCTATCGAAGACTGTCCTGACGGCCCTAGGTATAAGGCATGTGGAAACTCGATGGCTGTTCCGTGTATGAGATGGATTGGACAAAGGATAAACGATGCGAAAGCCGAACTATTCTGAAGGGTTTGACCCTCCACCGCCCAAGTGGGTATACGAGCCGGTTCCGGACTTCGCTTCCATGAAGCATCCGAAACTGGAGGAGGACAAGTATTGGGAGGAGCAGAATAGGAGATGGATTGAGGGTCATGCCGGTCTGACCGGGGCGCATTACTTCTATTTGCAGGAGTGTTTCCTGAATGATATTGATGGAAATGTTTTTCGTCCTGCGTGGAGGGATGTGGATGAGTTGATGTTCCAGTGGGTTGATGAATGTATGGAGTCAGGCCAGAGTCTGCTTGTATATAAGCGACGTGAGGTTGGGGCGACTTCGGTATTTGCGAATCTGCCGTATTGGTTCATGAAGGTGTATCCCGGATGCAGGATTGGACTTACCAGTGGTAAGGGTAACGACGGTATCAACGGTATGTTCAACGACAAGGTGCTGTTCAGCTATAATAGGTTCAATCCGATTGTATTTAACACCAAGCCTGTGCAGATGAACAATACCAAGAATGTAACGAGCTTGGAGGTGAGTCTGAAGGTATGGAACGAGAACATAAGTACCGAGGAGTTAAGGACGAGTGTGTTGTTCTGTAAGGAGACGAGCGAGAAGCCAGACAGTCCTACGAACTTGTCGGGTCGAAGGTATAAGTATGTGTATGTGGACGAAGGTCCGCTGCATAGCAGGGTTGAGGATTTTTTGGGGTCTATCTTTCCTGCGATTAGTAAGGGGATTGATAGGACGGGATTATTGGTGATTGCAGGTACGGTTGAGCCGAAGTTGACTCCGAACCAGGTTGCTGCGTTTTACGATTTGATTGAGAGGAGTAAGAATTTGAATGTGCGAAGCGAGATGGTTCCTGTATGGATGGGATTGATAAGCAAGAACGGATGGAGTGATGAGAAGGCGGGTATGGATTGGTATTGGGAGAACTACAAGCGTTTTGAGGAGAGTGGTGATGTGAAGGGGTTGAGGGATTTTCGGATGCAGTATCCAAAGGACGAGCAGGATATATTCGATTTGTCACAGGGTGGATTTTTCGAGCCTGATGTGGCCGATTTGCTTGGACATACATATAAGCAGTTGTTATCGGAAAGGAATCCTGAGGTTGCCTACAGGATGATAAATACGGGTTCGGGTGTCGAGGCCGTTCCTGATTCGGTTAAAAGAGCCAAGGAGAAGGATGGGGGTCATTGGATCATTGAGATGCCTAAGAAGGGTGTTATGTATTACCAGGCCATTGACGGTATCGGTACAGGTAGGAGGGAAGGTGGAGAGAGGGGGTCTTGGATAGGTTGTATCATATTCAAGGGTTGGGATCCGGATGGTGGTTCGTTCACTCCGGTTGCCATATATTATGAGAGGCCAAATACGATTGAGGATGGTTATAGGCAGATGGCTATGCAATGGAATTTCTACAATCAATATGGTGGTGGGAAGGAGATAAATTATGAGGTGAATGCTTCAACGGGCGACCACTTCGGTACTTTTTTGGAGAAGAACAATCTGTACCAGTATGCGTATAAGAGAAAGGATTTGTCCGGAAAGGGTTATATAAATACCAAGAAGAGGGGCAGTGCCATCAACGAGCATACCAGGGAGTGGCAGGTTAGGCAGGCGAATATGTTCCTTCGTCAGCATGGTGCGAATATCAAGAGCAGGTTGTTGTTGGAATCGTTGTTGATGGGTGAGAATGAAAACGCGGATTTACGAGATGCGTTTTTGATATTCATGATAAGCGTTCCCAATTTCGACAAGCCTGTGGAGAGGAAGGAGAAGGTGAGGTATAGGAGCAAGGTTATTCTTACCAAGAACAGTGATGGTTCGTATGGATATAAGACCATTCAGGAGAAGATTGCCAACAAGGGTGAGCAGGTTCGCAGTGAGACCAAAGACCAGTATATAGACAACTTAAAGAAAAAATACGGACATTATTGGTGGCAGAAGGCCAGTGGTAGTGAAAGGGAAAAACTAAGCGAATATGACAAGGGATGAGCAGGTGGCGCACTTCAATGCGTTTGTGATGAAGATGGCTGATACGATGTTGAACAAGGGGGATGACTATGCGAATAAGGACAGGTTGAGTAATTTCAAATTGGCTGGTAGTATTACCGGTATTGGTGCGAAGTTGAATTGTTTGAATATGATAGCTACGAAGGTCGCAAGGTTGGGGGTATTGCTGAATAGTAGTGGTAGTCCCAAGCATGAGAGTGTACAGGACAGCGTTTTGGATTTGGCTTGTTATGCCACTTTGTTGTCACAGATTTTGGAAGATGAAAATAAAGTCGATTCAGAAGGGGCAGGGTGAGTACGCCATGTGGTTCAAGGTTGGTGAACGCTATGCCCGTATCCAAGAGGAGTTGAAGCCGATCCGTTGGGGTGAGGGTACTAAATATGAAATGGTCGTATATAGGGTATACGACCATGACGGGAATATTGTTGCAGAGATAGAGAGTAACAGCAGTTTGCTGATTACTTACACCAGGTGATTATTTGTTGGATGGTTTGGTGCATCCGTCTGGGCCGCACGACCAGCTTCCTTGCTTGAATGTTTTCCTTGGACTTTTGCCTGAGCCTCTTGGTTTCCCATCGCCTCTTGTAGCGAATTTGGTTTTGGGTTTTTCATAAACGCGCTCATATGCTGATTTCCCTCCTGCCAATGTCGCAGTTTTCTTCATAGTGATTGTTTCGTTGGGATTTTCAGGGTTTAGGTAGCTGTATTTTTTTGGGGGTTTTGGACCAGAGATGGGCATTGTATGTATATTTTTTTCTAAATTACAAAATAATTTATCGGATTCATGTCTATTTGAAAACTAATCAATTACTTTTGTAATCGTGGCAAAGCAGACTTGGACACGTCCCTCGGCTGGGATTTTGTTTTCACCTCCTAATGATTTTGTTAAGGAGAGCGAAAAGACCGTTGACTGGTTTACCCAGTATGCGAGATGGGCTGTGGCTACTTTTTACAACCAACCCAGGCAAGCGTTTTATAGTGGAGATATCGTAGACAAGGGTATTGCTCAGGAGGCTATTGAGAACTGGTCATATGTATTTGGTAATCAGAACAATTACCGATACAAATATATGACTACGGATTTCAGTGGGAACCAGTTGCCTGTGCAATGGATTCCCGGTGGGAAGATCGGATCCTTGGTTGACCACATGAAAGGTATTTTATTGAGCAGTGTGGAGAACATTGAGGTTACGGCTAAGAATCTGAGTCGTGATGTGGCCAGTAAGCGGGCCAAGATGTTGGAGAAGTTGATGATACAATACGAGTTAAGGGATTTGGTGAAGGGTGAGATGCCTGAAGGCATTGAGTTTACGCCGGTTAACGACCCTGAGGCTGTGTTGGACACAAGGGAGGACATTGCCAAATATGTAGACAAATGGCAGGACAAGTACAGTATTGTTGCTGAGAAGATAGGTCGCAGTCAGATATTCATGGACAGTCTGAAGGAGAAGTTCTTACAGGATGGAGCCAATCAGATTGTTGGTGGAATCAGCGGTATGTTGACCGAGGTTCAGAACGGTCGTGTTGTCAATACGGTTATTCCTGATTATGAATTGATTTGGGATAACAGGGATAATGATCCGTTTAACAAGCAGGCTTATTTGTGTGGCTATGTTAAGCACAATGTTCCTTATCAAGAGGTTATCCGTCGTTATAAGCAATGGTTGACTCCTGAGGAGATGGAAGAGATTCGTTTGATTGCTTCCAGCGGGTATGACAACATGGAGGATTTCCTGTTCTATTATAATGTTGGATTCGGTGTTGACAACAGGTTCAACTGGTGGCATAATGCAGGAACGAGCAATATGACCATGAGCCTTGCCACCGTATATTGGATTGCTCCCCGTGATTGGAGATACCGTCAGTTGCCTAACAGGTATGGTGTGGAGCGTGTGTTGCCGATAAACGACAACGAGACATATTCCGTTGATGGGAAGTCCGTCAAGGGCAAGGACATGTCCGGTGATTTTGATGGGTGGGACATCCACATGGCTACTTTGATTGGAAACAAGTACATCGTGAATTACGGTTATATGCCGAATGTGTTGCGTGATTTTGACAAGAAGGGTCGTCCGATGTTGCCTATTACGATATTCTGTTCTGGTATGGCCATCAACCAGGGTAAGTCCTTGGTGAGAAAGCTGGTTCCTTATCAGGATGAGTTGGACATGTACGCATATAAGATAAAGGAGAAGGTTGCCAAGGATGTGGGCAAGGTATATGTGTTCAACGGAAACAAGTTCAACGGCATTACATCCACGGAAATCATCAACGACTTGAAGTCGATTGGTGTTTTTGTTTCCGATGGTGGCAGTGGCGAGGTTGATGATCCGCAGAACAACCAAAGGATGGTTGAGGCTGTTGACATGACATTGGATGCGAACATCATCAGGTATGTTGAGTTGAGGCGTATGCTTGAGACCGAGATGGAGACGATTTGTTCGGTCAGTAAGATTGCTTTGGGTCAGCAGGGTGCTGTGATTGGAAAGAGTGTCCAGGAGCAGACCATCAACCAGAACAGTTACGGAACGGCCACTTTGATGTGGGGTTTGATGAAGCACTTCAACCAGGTGTTGCAGTACAATGTGAATTTGAAGCAGATGTTGTATCAGTTCGAGGATTCGGTTGAAGAGTCCTTGGTGATAGGCGAGGAGGGAAGTTTCCTTTTGAAGATTGTTGATCCGAAGGAGTTTGGCACACAGCCATTGATGGTGTTCATGGATATAGCAAGCACTTTGGATCCGCAGCAGAGATTGGAGTTGAAGAGCATTGCATTGAGTGAGGCTCAAAACGGAAGGCTTGACACGGTTGACTATGTTGAGCATATCCTGATGGCTCCTACTTTGAACCAGGCTGTGAAGGGATTGAAGTATAGTAAGAACAAACAGATAAAGGAGATGCAGGCACAGGCAAGTGAGCAGCAGATGATGCAGATGCAGCATGAGGCGAATCTTGTCCAGCAGAAGGCATTAAATGAAGCTGCTTTGGTACAAGTCAAGGAGGACAATGCTAACTTTAGGGCTGAGTTGCAGGCGTTGAGTAAGAATCTAGATTTGTTGTTACAGAAGTTGCAACAAGGACCTCCGAGTGTGAGTCCGTTGACCATGCAGATGGCACAGATGGCACAGGGTCCGAGTCCGGAGGAATTGGCCATGATGCAACAACAACAGGAGCAGGAACAACCTCCGATGGAAGAAGAACCACAACAAGAACCCATGTAATATGAAAACAGAAAAGGAAATGAAAGAGAAGTGGGAGATATCCGACGCTCTTGAAACTCTACAGAAGGCCGAAGAGATTCGTGCCAATCGTGCTTTGATGGCGAAGGTTGCCAAGGCGGCAGCCAGGATTCAGAAAGTTGTAACGATGCCTAAGGCAAAAACATCAAAAAAGAAATGAAAGCAAAACTAGGATCAGGCGAAAGGTTCGCCGCTATCGAGGCAAAGGCCGAGAAGTTCTATGCCAAGAAAGGCAAGTCAGCCAAGCAGGCCAAGGCGGTCGCAGGTGCTATTGCGGCCAAGGTTGGCATGAAGAAATACGGTAAAAAGAAAATGACAGCTATGGCTGTAAAAGGAAAGAAGAAATGAACCTTACACCTCACTTCACTTTAAAGGAGCTTACTGATAGTCCTACGGCTAAGGCGAAGGGGATTGACAATACTCCTACGGCAGAGCATTTGGCTAACATGAAATATGTATGCGAAAAGATTCTTGAACCAACTAGAGCGTTTTTCGGCAAGCCTGTTCAAGTGAACAGTTCGTACAGATCGCCTGCTTTGAACCGTGCTGTCGGGGGGAGTTCTACCTCTCAGCATGTTAACGGTGAAGCGGTTGATTTTGAGATACCTGGTATTTCAAACAAGACTGTTGCCGATTGGGTTTCCGAGAACTTGGAGTTTGACCAAATCATATTGGAGTTTTTCAAGCCTGAAGAAGGTGTAAACTCCGGCTGGGTGCATGTATCATTGAAAAAGAGTGGTAACAGAAAGCAGAAGTTGGTGGCATTGAAGGATGGAAGCAAGACTGTATATAAGCCTGTAACTGATTTTGACCCAAACAACGACTATGAACAATACAGATAAGATGATAAATTTCCTTGGCAGCCTACTTGTATTGGGTGTGGCTATCGGCATATTCATAATGCTGATGAGTACGGTCATGCCTGATGAGAACAGGGAGTTGCTGATTGCATTCGTTTCGGTACTGTTCGGAGCGATGTCAGGTTCTTTGAAAAAGATAACCGGTGATGAGAGTTTACTTATCGATGAATTGTCAAGGAAGAACAAGGAATTGGAGGAGAAACTTAGTAAAATGACACCAAAGGATGAACAGTAAGGTTTCCATAGGCATAATAGTTGTGGCTGTTGTCGGACTGCTTTCTTTCATGGTTTCCGTGATTCAGGATTTCAATGAGGCAAGTTTTGTCCGTAGTAGTGGTATGGTTACTGCTAAGGATAGTTTGTTATCAGCCAGACTTGATTCATTGTATGCCAAGGATTCCATTCTTACGGCTATGGTTTTAGAACAGAATAAGAAAATCGAATCAATGGGTAATTCCATTGTCAATATAAAAAGCAACATAACCACCATTGGTAAAATAATAACCGAAAACAAATGAAAAACGAACCTAAAGTACGCACCAAGGTACGCACACGCCGAGGTGGAGATATTGTAAAGACAAAGACCGTAACCAAGGGTGATGGCATGAAGCGTGTTGAAAGAACCAAGACCAAGATTGGTCAGGCTGGTGTTTATACGGGTAAGTCTGTTGTTGAAAAAGGTCCGATGGGCAAGTCAATGACCGGCTCTTTCTCTTATAAATCAAAGGATGGCGGGTCATATGGTGGTGCTATCGAGAAGATAAAAGCTGGTGGTATGAAGACCAAGCGTACCAGTTCATATGATACATTCAGCGAACCCGCTGCTACATATACCATGAGTGGTGGAAAAAAGGTTAATGTACCTGCTTACACCTCCACTGATAAGACCAGTATGGTTAAGAGAAAGGGTATGGGTATGAAGTCAAAAGTTGTCAAAAGAACAATGGGCGAGAGTTACGATGCCTATGGCAACAAGGTTCCTTCAAGAACGATTATTAAATCCAAAAAATCTAAATAACATGGCATACGGAACAAACAAGAAAAAGGCTGTTGCTAAACCCAAGCCTAAGGCTCAACCAAAGCCCAAGAAGGGTTATATTGAATCATACATGGATCTTCCTATGTCTGAAAAGATTATGAAGGCTCCAGGTTATATTGTTGGTGCGCCTATCATGGTTGGCAAGGCTCTTGGTGAAAAGGCTTCTCAAATTAAGTCTGATTATGAAAAGGGCAAAAGAATGCGTTTGCGTGAGGAGTATAAGGCTGCTGGTGGCAAGACCATCCGTGAAAAAATATCAGAAGCTAAAAAGATTTATGAGCAAATGCAGAAATCAAAGAAGACTGCACCTAAGGCTCCAGTTAAAAAAGCACCTATTAAAAAATCTAAATAACATGAAATCAAACTGCTCATCCAAGAACATGCCAGCACCAAAGCCAACCAAGGCAAAGCGTAGCGGATATCCAAAGTTGTCTCCTCGTAGGGGGAATAAGTAATATTAATCTGTAAAAATTAAAGACATGTATTCAACTACAAACAATTATGAAAAAAAAATGCGTGCTGATAAGGCTAAAAAAAAGTTGGATGAAATACGTAAAAAACCAAAGCAATTACCTAAGCCTACACCTCCGCCAAACACTTTATTGACTAAAAGTCCTAAAGTAAATCGTAATAAGCCTTCAACTCCTACAACTCCTATGAATAAAGGAAAACGTGGAAAAGGTAATGGTGCTAGACCTTCTGACATGGGAATTGATAGATGGAATTGGATGAATAGAAATCAATAATAATGGCCAAGGTAAAAGCACAGACCGCCAGTAAGTACAAGTCTCGACCCAAGGTCAAGCGGCCTGGTGTGCATGCCAAGACCAAGAGTAGTCAGGTCAAGGGTTCTAAATTCTATCAGAAACTATCAAGAGGACAAGGATGATACCAGATCGCATAAAGAACGCAATGGCCAAGGAGGGTTTGTCTGGGGTGAATAAGCCCAAGAAGACTCCATCCCATCCTACCAAGAAGGGTGTTGTGATGGCGAGCGAGGGTGGCAAGTACAAGTTGATTCGCTTCGGGGACCAGAAGATGGGTCACAATTACTCACCTGAGGCGAGGAAGTCATTCAAGGCTAGGCATGGCAAGAATATTGCCAAAGGAAAGATGTCGGCTGCGTATTGGGCCGATAAAGCGTTCTGGTCTGGACCTAGTGGGGACAAGAAAATGCCACCGAAGTCACAGAAATATAAAAGAGGAGTATGAGCGACAGCAAAGGATTAGGAGACACCATTGATAAGATTACGACGGCTACTGGAATTAAAAAGATAGTTCAGGCTATTAATGATGATAAAAAGTGTAGTCCATGTGAGGAGCGTCGGAAGAAACTAAACGAGATGTTCCCATATAAAAACAAGGAGAATGGCAACGGCAGTCAAGAAAGATCCCGCTAAATGGAAGCGGATAGTTGCCAGGGTTAAGGCCGGTACAAAAGGCGGAGACCCAGGCGAGTGGAGTGCGAGAAAGGCCCAACTTGCCGTATCTTTGTATAAGAAATCGGGAGGGGGTTATGTGGGGCCTAAGAGTGAGACGAGCCTTTCCAAATGGACCAAGCAGGATTGGACAACATCCAGCGGCAAGCCATCGGAAGGGAAAAGGAGATACCTACCCAAGGCGGCATGGTCTGCGTTGAGTCCATCTGAAAAGAGTGCGACCAACAAAGCCAAGGCTGAGGGAAACAAAAAGGGAAAACAATTCGTCAAGCAGCCAAAGTCAGTTGCTGCGAAGGTGAAGCGTTTTAGGAACGGGAGCTAACTTAAAAAACAAAATATGGAAGAGAATCAAAACAATGATGTGGCGAACATGCCAAGTATTGGAAATCATTTAAGAAACATTGTATCACAACAGCAAGAATCTGCACCTACGCAGGAAACTGCTCCTGAGGCAGTTGAAAGTCAGCCGGAGCCGCAAGTCGAGTCGGCCCCACAGGTTGAATCCACTCCTGTCATGGAGTCGGAGCCTGATACCTCATGGCTTGACCTTCCTGCACAAGGTAGTGAGTCTGTTAAAAAGGATGAAGGTCCTAGCGCCGAAGAGAAGCTAAGGTTTTACGAGGCGTTGTTACAGGACAAGGAGGCTCAACTTTTCATTGAGGCGAAGAAGGCCGGGAAGTCCTTGCTGGACATATCAAAGGAATATCAAGTGATTGACTATGACAAGATGAGTGCTGAGGACCTGGCTAAACACTATGGGCAGCACCTTGGTCTTAGTGAAGATCAGATAGAGGAGTCGATAGACAGCATATCGTCTATGAATCCGATTCAGAAGTTTGAAATGACTAACTCTTGGAAGGAGAAGCTTAACGCGGTTCAGGCTGGCAAGATTGAACAACTTGCTGGGAACTACAAGCAATCCTATGAGGAGCAGGCGTGGATACTTCAAAAGGCTTCCTCCGATTTGGAGCGGGAGGCGGCTACAATAGTGGACAAGGAGATATTCTCCACGAAGTTTACCCAGAAGGATGCTGAGGATTTTAAGAGTTTTGTACAAAACTTCAACACACTCAACTCTGACGGAACTTTGAACATGGCTGCGATGAAACAATATTGGATAGGGACGAAGATTTCGGCCATCCAAAAGGCTAATTTCGCAAGAGGTGCTTCAGAGGGAAGGAAGGAGATCCTGAAGGAGATTCATCGTCCAAGTGATTCAAGCTCCGTTGCAACCAAGTTGCCAGAAGTAAAGTCTAACCAATCCGACGCAGAGAAGGCTCAAAAAGCATTGAGGGCCATGATGTCGGGAAAATTCTAACTTAATTTAACAATCTAAAAAAATGATTACACCAAATAACCCCCAATATAACCCGTTGTTCGCTACGATTGTGAACAACCGTAACTGGGCGTCCGGAGTACAAGATCTCGCCCGTGGTTGGGCCAAGCCGTTGATGCTTGTTGACGCTTTGAACCCATCCGGTTCTTATTCAATCGAAGGTCCTGATGGACAGTTGCGCGTTGCTTTCCAACCCCGTCAAGAGGTTGTTGCAACCGTTGCTACCGTTACACAGTCAGGTGCTAACCTGGTTGTTACCTGGGTTGATCCTACTTACAACGCCTTCCGTGAGAAGATGATTGTCCGTGATTCAAACGGTAACCAAGCTTATGTATTGGCTGCTGCTCCCGGTACTGTTACCTTGGCTCCTGCCACCAACCCTGCTGCTCTTGTAGCTGCTTCTCACTTCGTTGCTGGTCGCAGCGTATTGGAGATGGGTTCTGGTTCCGGTAACCACTACTCTACCGGAGTAACCAACCTATACAAGGAGAACGCTGTCCGTTACAACTGGACTGCTGTTACCCGTGAGTCTTTCACCATGAGCCGTCGTGAGAAGTTCATCAGCTACAAGTTCGATGAGACTTTCTACTCTTACACTCAAGGTGAATTGGACATGATCCAGCGCTTCATGAAGAACAAGGTTAAGAACATGTTCTACTCTGAGCCTGGTCAGTTCGTATCTCCTACTGAAGGTACTGTTAACCGTTACGAAGGTCTTCGTGCCGCTGTGCGTAATCAGGGTGGTTCTTTCACTTCATCCACTACATTGTTGACTCAAGCCGGTTTCGAGTCTTTGCTTGATTTCATGGCTATCAACGATCCTGCTCAAGAGCAGAACTATTTGTGGATCGGTGGCCGTCGTGCTTGGGCCAGAATCAACGACCTTTATGGTGGTGCTAACATCCAGTTCACCGTTTCCAAAGCTGTCATCAACGGTAACGAATTGAACTTCGATGTAACACAAGCTACCATCAACGGTGTTACCATCAAGTTTATGGTTATGTCCATCTTTGATGATGTTTACTCTTTCCCAACCATTTCCACTATCGCTGGTGCTGGTTACAAAGAGTCTAACACCTTCTGTATCCTTAACCTGAACCCTGTTCCAAACAAGCTTGGCGGAATGATTCCTTCGGTTCGTAAGTTCCACTTCGGTTCATCTGATTTGACCGGTGGTGCTGAGACCTTGTATCGTTTCATCCCAGGTATGGTTGGCCCTGGAACTACCAACTCCACCGGTGGTGGCATGTTGAATGGTTACCAGATGGGTGCTTCCGCTACTGACGGTGGACAGTTCGAAATCCTCGAAGACGCTGGTGTTGACTTCACTGCTGACGCTTGCGTATGGTGGGAACTTGCCGCTTAATCTTAATTAATTAACCTTTAAAAAAAATCTAAAACATGTCTATCGTATCAACATATCCAAATAAGACCTACATCGTTGCCGATGTATACACAGCTACCTCTTGGGCTATGGCTGCTGGTGTTATCACTTGGAGTGACCCCCTTGCTACACAAGGTCAGGTTATCACCAAGTACAACGCTATCACCAAGGCTAGCATCACTGCTGCCGTTGCTGAAACCCTACAGGTTACAACCTTGACCCCTGTTGCGGCAAACAACAGTGTGTATCAGTTCATCATCCAGCAGTACAACTTCAGTACTGGTAAGACCTACACAGGTACTTATACCTACACTACCGCTGCTTCCGGTGATACTGCTACCACTATCGGTGATGCGTTCCGTAGTCAAATCAACAATGACCAGAACATCAAGATTGCTGCCACTGGTACAACCACTTTGGTTCTGACCGCTGAAGCCGGATTCCCAGTGTTTACCGTGACTATCTTGCAAGTTGGTGGTGGTTTGACACAAGTTACCGGTACTCCAGGTGTAGTTGCCAAAGGAACTACTGCCGCCTTGGCTCTTCAAGGTATCACAGTTCCTGCTGGTAATACTTACACTACCGTTCACATTGAGTATTCTCCTGTTACAGGAATGAACATCAAGGATGGTGTGTCAGTAGCAAGCGTACTTGATCTTTACCTTGAAGATGGTGAAGCTGATTACGCAGCCGTACTCGCTGCAATCACTGCCGACCTCGATGGTACTGATGCAGCTGACGCTATCGCCGTTATCTAATCCCCGTTTCCTCCTTTGCGAAGACCTCCCTGATTACCGGGAGGTTTTTTTTATTATATTTGCCGATGTAACGTCTAAACTGTACTAACATGAAAGAAAAGCTCAGAATTACGAGCAAACTCCAAAACACGGAGTTTGTCGCACAAACCATCATTAATGGCACATGGTATGTCCTTACAGAGGACTTCATCATGATGACCTCTGCGGAATTTGAAACCAATCCGCAGTACCGAAACATGGATATCCTTCGCGTCAAGTTCACTCCCTTGAACAAAACATGGGAGTTTGAATATGACACCGAGGACAAGCCGCTTCCTCCACGTCCCAAGTTCGACGAGAACAATCCGGACACATACGAGGAAATGAACCAATACGAACAATTGCGTGAGATGAATGAGATGAACAGGCGCAAGCGTATCGCTGTGCGTGAGTTCTTTTCCCGTCATATGCAGTTGGAGCATGGAACCGATTTCCAAAACGGACACGCTCCAAGTACCGAGCCTATCGGAATCGTAGAGATTGTAACGCAAAGGTCTAGGTTAATGCACCTTGCGGATCGGAAGAAAACGCATGTGTTCACCATCGTTGATGGCATGACATGGCAGGAGCAGTATGATTTAGCTTTATACTATGCCCCCGAATTGGCCGGCAAGAGAAGGAGTGAGATTCTCCACGGCTTGATTGGCTTAAAGGGTATCGGAACAAGGGAATCCCATCTTGGTGGAAAGTTGTGGCAGAAAGCCTACAACGGTGTTATGACCTATGCCGATGACTTCCTTGCCAATTACAGCAACAACCCAACCGTTGTTATGAAGATATATGTCAATAAGGCTATCGCATTGGGCATTATTGTAAAGAACACCAACGGATTGTACCTGCAAGGAAACACTTTCGTAGGTCGTGATTCGGATGATGCTGTGATATATTTCTCTAAGGATATTGATTCGTATGTGAATGTCGTACAGCCTGAGGTAAACCGCATGAGTAATCTTCCCGAAGATGATTTGAGGGATGAGAAGCTGGAGGCATACACCAAGAGCAAGTTCGCAACCAAGAAGCAGAACCAAGAAAGCACTGCATCTTTTAATGAGCATTACAAATTGCTGAAGAGAGACTATAAGGAACTCACGGGCAAGGAGGCTCCTAACAATATCAAGTACGAAGAAATCAAGGAAATCATCGAGGCTTTGAAAAACGAAGTATCTTTGGGTAAGTCACAAACCAAGGAGCTTCAGGATTCAGTAAACATAATTGATACACAAGACCTTGAAAAATTAAAAGAATATGCCAAGGAACTGGGTGTTCCTGGATATCAAGCTTATAAATCCGTATCGGCTTTGAAGGAGAAAATCAAGACGGTACTGGAAGTGGAATAAGTTGTTTGATTGTTTAGTTTGCCCCCTTGGTGTTTGGCCGAGGGGGTTTTTTATTGGAAATGAGGCATAATGGCTATGTGTTACCTATTTTTGTACTATGCCGATATTTGGAACAGACTTTAATAATATCCTAGATCTAAAGACAGATCAGGCGTATACCGGATATTTCACAACAGCCAAGAAGAACAGGTTTGTAAGGGAAGCCACCAACAAGGGTGTTGAGCTGAAGGTTGCCACCAATGACCGCATACAGGTGCAGGATGATTTGTTTGGAATCTTCAAAACCAATGCTACTTTCACTCCTACATCGAATACATTGGATTTGATTCCTGGTGGTGCGGGCATGACCGATTACCACCATGTGATGAATGTCAAGGCTCAGTATATCATGCCTCTTGGTGTGAATATAACATCGGCTACGGCTACTACTCCCATCAGAATCACATTGGCCGGTGAAGTTAATTTGCGTAATGGAGAGGCTGTTCAGATAGCCAGTGTGAACGCACAGGCGAACGGTACGAGATATGTAAAGCGTCTTCGTAACGACTTGTTCGAGTTGTATTCGGATAAATACCTCATCACACCCATAGTAGGTGTTACGGCTTTTAGTGGAACGGGGCTTATCAACAGGATCATCTACAACGATGCCTATGATATGAAATCGAATAGGAAGTTCAGCAATCTGAACGCACCTTCGGTTTACGATCCGTACTATGAAATTGCCAATACGGTTATGAAGATATATCCGATTGATTTGACATGTACACAGATCACGATGGATTATGTTTCCATTCCGGTTTATATAGATGTGACTAACGCAAGTACAGACCTCCTTACTATTTACTCTGAGAGGTTCATATATTTCATTGCGGATGAGACAGCAAGATTGATGGCGATGTCCATGAGGGATGATAATTTGATGATACAGTCGCAATCCGAGATAACAAACCAGCCATAAGATGACGCTTCCTGAACTATATGAACGCATAGGTTCCCTGCCAAGCGGTGGATATCTGACTGTTGACACAAGGTTTGACAAGGGTTATATCTATTCATTGATTCATACTGCTCGGGCATTCATTGTTTCGGAGCGTTGGAAGCAGAATGGACTTGTTCCTCCTGTTTATTATCAAGTATACAAGCCGGAGTATGTAATCCTTTCTCAAGACGAAGACACTTGTTACAGCAAGTTTTACAATGTTCCCGACCTTATTTCACTTGATGGTCGTGCAACGGGTCTTGGATATGTCGGAGCGAACGGACAGTTATGCCAGTTTCGTGAGGTGAACAACAGGGCGCAGATGGCATCTATGATGAACAATCGTATCATAAAGAAGATGCGTAAGCCTATGGTGTTGGTGCTTGGAAACGGAGAGATAGAGGTTTATTCAAACGACAGCATAGAGAACATGCGTATGGAGGCGATATTCGCAGACCCAACTAAGGTTCCTTCGTATAATGTGGACTTCGATCAATATCCAATCGAAGCATCCGATATCAGTAAGATGGAATTGTACATACTTCAGGGAAGCATGAATATGATTTCAAGAACTCCGATGGATAGGATAAATGAGCAGAGGGATACAACCATACCACCACAACCTAGAATGTAATGAAAGTCTGTATTGATTCCGTAATAGATTCAACGAAATTCAGGCTTGGCTTGAGGGATACGACCTTGGCCGATGCCGATTTGGAAAGGCTCATAAATGAGGGGGCGATGCACCTTGATGCGATTGAGACCTATGTTGTTTCGTGCGAGACATTGGATGTGGATTGCCACAAGGCTAAACTTCCAGAAGGCTTCCTTGAATTGATTTGCATCAAGCCGGAGGGGGATAGTTGCAGCGGATCGTGTGGTTGTAATTACAATTTCAATCCGGAGACCGACCAGAATCCCACCAATATCGTTTGCAATTGCAGCGCCTATTATGCCATCGACCGCAATGTCTTGACCGAGTTTTGTGGACAAGGTTACAATTGCGGCAGTGGATTGAATGTGTTTGATGTACAGAACGGATATCTTGTGTTCTCAAGCAGTTTCACTGCTACGAGTGTGAAGATATGGTTCCGCAGTTATAACATGGATGAGAACGGACTCATGTTCCTTGACGAGTATTGGCAAAGGGGACTCAGCGCTTATGCGGCATATCAATATGCTATGAGTGGTATGAACTATAAGATGTATCCTCAGGCACAGGCATGGCAAAGGGAATGGGTTGCCCAGTTGAACAAGATACGCGGCAAATCGGCCCAGCGCGACCATCGTCAGCATAAGGGTATTTTCTCTGCAATAGCCCGTGCTATCATGATTAATCCGGCATCCGTACTAAACCATAACATATAACCGTGGCTCAACCTCAAATCAATAAAACCAAATGGTCACCACAGCAGGGTGGTCTTAACTCAGACATAGACCCGAAAAACATCGGAAACGGAGATTTATTGGTGAACGGTGTCAACACGGGTGGTATGAACATACGATCTGTAGGCCGTGGTGCTAATGTTTCGCCCGATTACGAGCCGATGTATGGGAATGAATATGTTTACAAGCCTGATGCGCTGACCGTACAGAATAAGAAATTCAGGATATATGTTGACACCTCTGACCAGCCTGTTCTTGTTGGTCAACCTGATATTGTTTTGAATGGTGATTTTTCAGCAGGTTCAACAGACTGGACGCTTGGTACGAATTGGAGTATTGTAGGTTTGGCCGCTGCACATGCGCCAGGTGTGGCAAGTTCGTTATCTCAAACACAGACCGGAATCGTACCCGGAATGTACGGAGTGACATTTACAATCAGTGGTGTCACGGCAGGTTCAATAACGATACCTTCGGATCAGTTTTCCGGAACTGCATATTCAACGAACGGGACTTTTTATGCACCATACGCCGTTTATGTAGATACTTTGGGAAATTTCAATCTTGTTTTTGACGCATCTAGTTCATTCGATGGGTCGATAGATAATATAATCGTTACAAAAACAGCTGATATTTTCGTATTTACCCCTTCGCTTACCACTCCTTCCGGGATTAGTTTGATTACACAAACGGTATCTTATTGGCCTATATCAAGCAATGTAACAGACACCCTTACAGCCATAGAGGATTGGTTTGCCAATGAGACATCAAATGGATTTCCTGCAAGACTGCCCGTTACATCGCAAGTTGCGACCGGAGCCTATACAGGATATGTAGAGGTTGAATTCACAGACTTCCCGAATTTTGATTATTTCTTTTCCATAGAATATGATGAAATATTATCGAGTTTCAAATTCGGTGATAAGATTCAGGTTATCATATCACAAGAAGCCATAGATCCGGGTTGTCTTGGTGAATGGAATTTGATTGGAAGCGATGACAAGCCGACTGATTCGTTCCAGTTTTGGACTACCAGAAGGACGCTCCCATCCGAATTGGAGATTTGGAACATATCGAATTCTTTGGGAGTTGTAAGAATAACAACATTGAATCCTCATGGTCTTGTAAACAACCAAGCCGTTAGGATATCCAATGTGGTTGGTGTTCCAGAAGCCATAGGAATATGGACCGTTACCGTTATCGATGCTTACAATTTCGACCTTAACAATTCCGCATTCATTGGCCCTACATATGTTTCCGGGGGGCTTGTTGGAATAAACATATATGGTGTTGGTGAAATCGGTGTTGCCGTACAGGATGACCAGGGTGTTATATCATATACCAGACTTTTAAGGTCGAAGGAGTTTAACTTTTCCACATTAAAGCAGATCGATTGCCGCGCAAAGAGGAAGCAGGATACTCAAAAATTCTCTGTTTACTATACCGACAATTTTAATTTACCAAGGGTTTTTTATTATAAGGGAGCATATATCACCGATGGCGGTCTGACCATAGTTGACTCAAACAACATATACCAATATGGCAATATTGATTTAGAATCCAAATGGATTATAAACAATGAAAAATTCAGAATTGAAGTCATAAGCCAAACAACAGGTGGTGGTGCAGTCAAATCCGGTTTGTGGAGGTATTCTGCAAGGCTTCTTACATCTGATTTCTCAGCAACGAATTGGAGCCAGCTAACGGAAGGCATACCTGTTTTTGCAAATGACAATAATTATGTAGGATTGATAGGCAGTCTTCCTGATGTTGTATGTAACAAAGTCAATCAGCTTAAACTTACCAATGAGGTTTCTGGCATATTCACCTATGTGGAAATAGCCGCCCTGAATTATTTCAACACAGCGGCTCCATCAGGATTCATCATAGGAAGATATGTGCTGGATGGAAATCTGGAGCAGTTCTTCTCACATAACGGGTACGAGAACAATGTTCTGGACCTTGATGTCGGTTCTTTGAATGACTTTTCTCAATCTTTCTATCTTGCTCAAAATGTGGAACTTCTTGATGGAAGGGCCATATTGTCGAATCTTACTCCTAATCAGACATATGATTTCCGCGAGTGGGTTTCGACTTTTGAATATAGTTTAAACTACAGAGAACTAATATCCGTAGGTTCTTGGGGGTTGAACCAATTATCTGTTGGAGAATACCAAGTCCCAATGAATGTCTATAGTTACAAGAGCCATATGATGATGGAGACATATAGATATGGCTTTATGTTCAAGTTGAAATCGGGTGCATTGACGCCTGTTTTTTATCCAGGGTATGATATAAAAATAGACCTTCCTGCAACATTGCCTTTGGAAAGAAGGCCCGGCACATTTGTTAATTTTGATCTTACACGCGGTGGTTCTGGACCTACTCCCGCCCGGGCGCTTTCCATATATATAACATGGGAGAATATAGACTTGGCTTTTTTGATTGATGGAACACCGGCATATGAGCTGATAGATGAGATTATACCTTGCAGGGCAACTGTAGTTCCTGAGGTGCTAGCTCATGGGATGTTGGCACTGGGTGTTTCGGGTCAGGCTGGTAATATAGACAACCAACCGGCTTTGACCAATTCGGATTTCATAAGGCCTGATGAGGCAACCATTTCTACTACGATTCCAGATGGCATCATACCATATCCATTTGCTTTCGGAGGTGGTGGAGATGGATGGAACCCTAGAAAAATTGACCTTACAAACGATATATATCCAGGAACTGTCAATGATGTCAGTTTTGGATCGCAAAGGACAGCTTATTATTTTTATTCACCTGAAATATATTTCAATCTTACTGAATTCGGATTTCAAACAGGAGACGAACTTTATGTATTTGGAAGTCCTTTAAGATATGGAGGGTATAGTTTTAGAGAAGGTGGTGGTGGTACAAATGGAGAATATCTTTCCTATTATTTTGATTGGGATGGAGAGACTGGAGTATCTCAAAATCCAACTCCTATACCCGTTGGTGCTGCCGAGAATGTTTTAAGTCCTGCCGCTGGTGTTAAAGAGACTCGTTCAATAGCTGGTACAAACCATAGGAATTTTACAGTATATGCCATAAGTAGGTTTACTGGTCCAATTTCAGATGATTTGTACCCATTATTGTTTCAAAATGAAAAAGCTGTTTTGGGAATTACAAATTTTGCTACTACAATAAATGACAACAATACCCTTGGTAATGCAGATTATGGTTTTTACAGGGCTATATATTACCGTCCTATACCAAACAAATATGGTGATCCTGCATCGACACAGTATACTGAGTTTCTTCCACCATTTGTAGTCGGAAGTCAAATAGCAACCATAACTTTTGACACATATGGTGATTGCTTCACACAGAAGTCATATATGAAGCAGAGGTATCCGGCCAAGTGGGATTATGCTGCCGGCACACCAACTCCATCTTGGAATGCGGCTGGTACTTGGGGAGGATGGGGCGCGGCTCTTGGATTCTATGGTCAGAACAGAAGCAACATACAGCTTAGGTGTTTAATAGACAATAATTTCAATGATGACCTGCTTCCACCGAAAGACATAAATGCATATATTTTTTATGGATATACGGATAATGGGAATCCTACTGCTTTCAATATTTCAAGAAGATTATATGTAATACCAGATGGAAACGGTAGAGATGCACAATCGTTTTACAACAATGGATATACGCCTACAAACAATGTCATCTCGAAGAACACATTCAATCCACTTTTGGAATACCAAACAGATTGGGGAAATGCCATAGCTTGGAGCAATCCTGAGTCAGAAGGTTCCAACACGGATAACCTTCGGGTGTTTCCTCCATTGAACTTGAAGTTCCTTGACTATACACAGGGTTCCATTACGGAGGCAAAAGCGTTGAACGGAGAGCTTGTAACCATACAACCAAGGGAGGTTCAAAGGCAGTATTTCAACAGTACGGCGATGATATCGACACAGAACGGTGGAGACGTATATCTTGGCTCCGGTGCTGTATTATCCAGAAGGGGTACTACCATGAACAAGTTTGGAAGCAAGCACAAGTGGTCGGTCATTGTCGGACTTTCGGATAAAGGTAGCGATGTGATGTATGGTATTGATGATATCAACAAGACCGTATGGCGTATCGGGTACGATGGAACGAATGCCTTGGAGGAGATTCAAGGAATGAAGTCATTCTTTGCAAACAACCTTGAATGGATTCGTGGGAAATATACACCGGCGCATGATGAAGGAATAAGGGGTGTTGCAAACCAAAGATACCGTGAGGTGATATGGACTTTGAGGGGAAGGAAGGATTACCCTGAATGGCAATCGGAAGACAATTTCTGTTACCTGAAAAAATTCTATAGCAGTTATGGAAACGAACTTGTTCCTTGTTACAACATAACAAGTTCCGCCTCAACTGAGCAGTGTTGGGAATCAAGGGCTGGAACATTTCCATACGCTATAAACACGGCTTGGACATTCACTGTGCTTCCCGGTCCAACACAGCCTTATGCTTTCATTAAGACCAATTTGGCAGACGAAGGGTATCTGTTGAACACATCGTCAATTCCCCTTGTTCCTGGAAACACATATGTCATCAATATAAGAGCCAATTCAAGTACAACAGGAATCGGAGTGGCGTTCCAGCTTGGTGGAACCATACAGTATAGCATAACATCCGCTGGAGACTATTATTTCAACTATACCGCCCAGCCAGGTGATAACAACATATGTCTTTACTGTCCTGTAGGAGCCAAGGCGTATGTAACATATGCTTCCATAAGGGAATCATATCAGAATGATTTGGAATGGAACACATCAGGCGGATGGGTTCTTTCCAATAACGAAGCGTGTACGAATTCCGGTGGAACAGCCGCGCAGCTTTTTGAAAGTGTTCCGGATTACATCACACCCAACATGCCATATACATTGAAATTTTTTGTGGATGGTTATGTTTCAGGTGATTTGCGTGTCAAGATAGGAAATGCCATAAGTCCTACGCTAAACATAACAGCGGATGGAGAATATACGGTCAGTTTGTCACCTACGGCTACCGGTGTGATTACTTTCATACCGAACCCTACTTTTGATGGATGTATCAAGTCGAACATATCCTTGTGTACATCTGGTGTTTTGAAAGAGTACAATACGGGGGACATTGTCCAGACAACAGGGTATGGAAGTGTGATGTCAACATGGTCACAAACTCCTGATATATGGATATGTCTGAAGGACAATGTAACAAGCAATCCGTATTCACCACCTGACCCAGACGATCCTGATTGGGAATTGATACCTCATACGAATCCTGCATATTATACCGAATATACGGTGGTGTATAACGAAATAAAGAACCGCTTCCAATCGTTTATGACGATATTGCCAAGGATATACGCCCATTTCCAAAATGGATATTTGGTTCCAAGACCAATCAGCGATACCGGCGAAGTTTATGTGAGTGACTCAGGAATACCGACTACATGGTTTAATGATGGAGTATCTGCCCATTCTGGTGATGCTTATTTCGATGCTACCATAAACAGTCCTGAAGGCAGGAAAAGATATCTTGCGGTCAGGGTAGAATCGGATGTGGCTCCAACGAGCATGACCGTCACAAGCGGTTCCGGATCAAGTACCACATTGGCGGCCGAGTTCGAGCAGAGAGAGGGTCAAGAGTTTGATGGATATGTGAAGGATACCACCACCGAGAGCATCATCATGGGCGACTTCGGTATATTCAGATTCACCATTGGTGCTGGTACTTACAACAAGATAAATTCATTCATTGCATCGGTCCGTGACAGGGCTAGGAAATGGTTTAGATGATGCTGCAATTCTCAGGTCCATATTATAGAAGCAAACAGCCTGAAACAACGGTTCAGTTCCAGCACCTTTGGAGGGTCATGGATGACATACAGGCTTTGGGTTTGCAAGGTGCAAACAATTATAATTCCATAATATCATTACTTAGTGGATATGTACAATCCGTATCAGGACCCATCGTAGATAACTTTGATCCACAGAATCCAGTATTGAATGTGGCTGTTGACGGGGTTACCATAACAGGTGATGGGTCTGTTGGTAATCCCTTGGTTGCTGCCACCGGTGGTGGTGTAGATGTTTTAAATCCGTTCTTATTAATGGGAGCTTGATATGCCTGTAGCTTATAAAATCCTTGGACAATTGGCTCCTCCGGCCACAACGGAGCAGGACTTGTATACTGTTCCTGCATCAACGGAGGCGGTCGCAAGTAGCGTAACCATAACAAACCGAGGCGCTACGGTTGCCACATTTAGGGTTGCCGTAGTACAGGCAGGTGGTGTAACGGCAAATACGGATTATTTGTATTATGACCTACCCATAGCCGGTTATGATACATTCATTGCTACAATTGGTGTAACTTTGGAAGCTACGGATGTGATAAGAGCCTATGCTTCATCGGCAAATTTAACATTCCAACTTTTTGGATCAGAAATAACATAATGCAAGGATACGCAGGATATAACATAATGGATAGCGCTGTTACCATTAAGGACAGCGCCAATCTTGATGCGTTCAGCAGGCTGAGGATAAGCAACCCTTTGATTCTGTTCAATGCTCAAATGACATACGACCTTGTTCCTATTTTATTTGAGCAGATAGTGTCTGGTTCTGGAGCAACCATTACGCATGATACCACAAACAGGTGTGCGCTAATGACATTTGCAGCAACGCCAACAGGAGGTTCAGCTTATATGCAATCCTTTGAGTATCTTCCATATCAGCCTGGTAGATCGCAACTGGTATTCGTCACATTCAACATGGTGGCTGCGGTTGCCAATACACTTAAGTTCGCAGGATATTCAGACGGCACAAACGGTATTGAGTTTCAAAACAACGGAACAGTAAATCAATTCGTAATATATTCGGCATCATCACTTGGCAATGAAACGGTAACACAAACCAACTGGAACCTTGACAGATTGGATGGAACAGGCCCTAGCGGTGTAACGCTTGACCTAAGTAAGACCCAGATACTTGTCATAGACATACAAGCGTTATATGTGGGTCGTGTAAGGGTAGGATTTGACATTGGAGGTGAAATCGTATATGCCCATGAGTTTTTGCACGCCAACCTTTCATTGTATCCATATATTCAATCAGCCAACCTTCCAGTTAGATGCGGTATGACATGCTCCGGAACGGTTACAACAACGATGAATTTCATCTGTTCGGCTGTCATATCAGAGGGTGGATCTGAAGATATAAATGCCTTTGGATATACATTTGAAACAAATACAAACAGAGTGGTTGGTGTAGCAGGTACACAGCTTTTGACATTGAGGCCCAAAACAACATTTAACGGAATATCCAACAGAATGAGGGTTGCATACATTGATGTTGAAATACTGAACCTTGGTAGCACCAACGAGAATATCAGATGGGACTTGTGTGTTGGTCAGGCAATAACCGGAGGGACATGGGCTGATGTTAATACAACCTACTCAGGTGTTGAAGTGAATACCGGAGCGACACTGTCAGGGTCACCTGCTGTAATCATAGACTCGGGATGGGTTACTGTGGGAGCTGGTCAAAAGGGTGAATCTAGCGCCACCATTGTTTCAAGGTATCCAATAACACTTGATGCCGCTGGTTTAAACAGAACCCTTGGAAGCATTACATTGAAAGCAACGGCATTGAGTGGAACGCCTACCATATATGCAGGTATAACATTTAGGGAGATACGATGAGTCAGTCATATACAAGAGGAGTACCCATTGATCCAGATCCTACGCTGTCAAACAACAGCGATCTTTTGGTTGCATCACAGCAAGCGACCAAGACTTATGTGGACAATGGACTTCTAACCAAGCAAAATGTACTTGGTTATACTCCTGTTGACAAGGGTGGGGACACCATGATTGGTAACCTGATCCTGAACGCAGATCCAACTTTGAATCTACAAGCGGCAACAAAGCAGTATGTGGATAATCTTGTAAACGGCGTTGATTGGAAAGAGGCCGCACATACTGGAACCGTTGCTGCATTACCTGCCTACACCGTATCGGGTGGTGGACAAGTATTGACAGGTGTTGCCAATGGTGCTATACCTACGGCCACTACTGATGGACATACGATATTGATAAACGAGAGGCTTCTTGTTAAAGACGAAATCGGAGCTAATGCTCCAAACAATGGAATATATGTGCTAACACAGGTTGGTAGTATCACGCAGCCATTCATATTGACAAGGTCTGCTGATGCCAATACCCCTGCGTTCCTTGCAGAAGCAACAATCAGTGTAATCAACGGAACTACCTTAGCAAATACAATTTGGCACTTGACTCCGGCCGCAGTTCCTATTGTAATCGGCACTACAAATCTTACATGGGTTCAGTTAAGTACTGGCCCATCTTTGACAATAAACCAGGTAATGGCACACATAGCAGCATACTAATATGTATTTAAGCTCAACAGATAAATTAGAGATAGTCCTTGGATCAAGTGTTACAACCAACCAGCTTGAATGGGTTGTTAGTTACCAAGACATCACATCCGCAGGAATGACCTTGCCGCAGTCAAGCTCTCAGGGTCTGACCAATGATACCACCACGGTTGATATGGTGACTGCTCCTGCTGCTTCTACCAATAGGCAGGTGGTTCATATATCGGTATTTAACGATGATACAACTTCTGAAACTGTTATTATCAAAAAGGATGTATCAGGAACAGAGTATTTCCTTGTAGATGTATTGCTTCAGCCCAACGATACCTTGGAATGGTCAAGGGAAACAGGATGGAAGATAACAACTGGTACAAGTCAGGCGGCTTATACCTTTGATGTGTATAATACCGCTGGTTCATTTACATGGACAAAGCCAGCAGGATTAAAAGCTGCCTTTATCTTCTGCGGTGGGGCAGGTGGTGGGGCAGGTGCTGGTGCAAGGAACGCAGCTGGTTCAAACCGCTTTGGTGGTGGTGGAGGTGGAGCAGGTGCAGGCGTTTGGCAGCTTGTCGATGCAGCTTCATTAACATCAACTGTAGCTGTAACTGTTGGAGCAGCTGGCACAGGAGCAGCAGGTGTTACCGCTGATAATACCAACGGAGGTTCTGGAACGGCAGGTGGTGATTCATCGTTTGGCTCCATTGTCATAGCCAAGGGTGGTGGAGCAGGAGGTGGTGGAACTACCGCAGCAGGTGGGACAGCAGGTGCAGCAGGAACTGAAACAACTACTACCATTGCTTATGGTCCTTACTCGTTGCGAGGTGGTGCTGGAACGGTTGGGACTACCAATACCGCATCATCATCAGGTGGTTCTGGTATGACTGGAACACAAATAACGGCAGGAGGTGCTGGAGGTTGTGGTATAAACAGTGCCAACGTTTCAGCTACCACAGCTGGATCAGGTGGAGCTATCTACCAGAACGGTGTCTTGCAAGCAGGACCAACCGCAGGCGCAACACCCAATGGCGTTAATAACAAATCCAACTTCCTACATTTTAGCAGCACCTTGACAAGTGGAACAGGACTTGGAACAGGTGGCGCAGGTGGATATCCAGCTTTTAAGGATGGTGGCAATGGAGGGTACTGTGCAGGTGGTGGAGGCGGTTCAGGTGTATTGAACGGAACCACATCTGGCAAGGGCGGTGATGGTGGAGTAGGATTGGTAATCGTAATGAACATATTCTGATGATGGTACTTGACGCTAACGAGAGGGAATGCACCTTCAGCACTGTGCTGAGGATTGACAACTTTGAAAGCTACAACTTCAAAGGTGAGCCTGGTCATGTTCATTATGTCATCTGCGCCTATGTCGTAGAGCTTGGCTTTGATGAGGTGACTGGCAATCCTGTTCCGGATGGTCAAGGTGGTCAAGCTTATACGATATTTAAATATCCGATGCAATCAGGATCCATTGAATTGACTGATGCTGTTGTTAGTCAATGGGGTGCTGATGATCAGATTATCTTTGATTATGTTGCTCAACAACTACAGCTGACATTGGTATGATAAAAGTCATAATCTTAATTCTTTTATCGTTTCCATGCCATGCCCAGAAGTTCAACCTCAAGCAGCATCGTACCAGCCTGGCATTCACCTTTGCCAGTGGCCTGTCTGATGGGACGCGTGACGCTGCCATGTTCCATATGAACGATGCCAGTTCCCGTTGGTGGAACTCGGACGAGTCGTGGGAGAACAAGTACAAGGACTATCCGAATGATATGAGACCAGCTTTCTGGGGTGCAACCAATGTATTCGTATGGACCACGGACGCTCCTCATTTCTTCAACATGTTGTCCAACCAAGCCATGAGCTTTGCCATTGTAACCTATCCGGGTAACTCTGGAAAATTCAAGCATATAGTAAGGGATGCGATTATCTATAACTTGACCCGGCAGGCTGGACACAGTTTGATGTATAAAATAATATTAAAGTGAACAAAAACATTGACTATTAACTAACTTTGTAAAAATCCGTATCATGGCGTTAATTACAGCAGCAGCTATATCAACAGGCGTAGGTCTTGTTGATACTTTTGTTAGAGGTGGGAAAGCCGATAGGTTATTGAAAAAGCTTCAGAGGCAAGGTATGCCTCAATACCGTACTGCCCAAGATATTCAGCGTGAAGCTCAAGCAACAGCAAAAGGTTTTTCTCCTGAAGAAATGGCTAAGGCCAGGGGGGATATTGCCCGCCAAGCCCAAGCCGGTTATCAAAGATCTATTCAGACCAACCCTAATCTAGCCGGTGCGGTTCAAGCAGGTATAAACTATGGAACCATAACCCAATACGGTGATTTGGCCGCTAGGGATGCTATGATGCGTAGGCAGAGGGCTTCTGAATTGGCGCAGATGCTGACCGCAGCCGATGTACGTAAGACTGGTGAAGAAAGACAGATAAAATTACGAGCCATTGAAGCGGCAGGTCTTGCCAAGCAACAAGCCGGACAACAAAGAATGGATTTGCTTCAAGGATTCACAGCTGCAATGGGTGCTGCCTATGCGGGTAAAATATCCGGGGGTGGCACAGGAGGTGGTGGTGGCATAGGTGGCGGGGGTGGCACAGGAGGTGGTGGTGGCACAGGTGGCGGTGGTGGTTTTAGATCA